CTTGCACTAATGCTGTATTAAAATCCCTTGACCAAGTGGGTATACAACCGTTGTTTGTTGACAAGACTGACAACACCATGTTGGTAATGGTTGATGATTTAACCCAAATCTCGGTTACTGGGTATACGCACCAGACTGACGTTACAATAACCAACACTAATGATGACTATTTAAAAGTCAATTGTCTCGGGGCGTTTATTGTTTGTGACGATAAGCAGCTACAAGACCTGACTGACTTCTTGTCTAATCTGTAAGTAAGGGGGCTTGACATATGCGTAACAAGTACAAGTTTAGTAGTGGTGACGTGGTGATGTGGAGAGACGGATGGGGTATAGAGGATCCTGTCCAAGCCACAGTAATAAAGGACGGTGAGCCTCACAAAGGGGACATTGCTTATGATTTAGACAACGGTCACTGGGCATATGAGTATCAGCTTGAAAAAATCAGTGAGGGGTAGTTAAGGGGGCTTGTCCCCCTTTCTCCCATTCCCATTCCAGAGAAAAGAAGAGTATTGATGATTCCGAAGAACTTCCCCCCTACCTATCACTATCAATCAATCTCGGTGTTATTATCAATCATCCTCTACGGAGTATTGTTGAACAAACAAGACTAGCTCACCCAGTGTCAGCTTGGCATACTACACTTGCACACCAACACTACATACGGAGAAAGGTATGAGACTGATAAACAACATTGGTATGGTCCTGTTCTTAACAGGGTTGATCGTTGCCTGTTCAGCAGCTGAAGCTCAAGAGTTGTTCTGGCTAGGCTTGATTGCAATGCAAGGTTGCCTACTCATGGTAGCCGGAGGGCTGATGGCGACATGGCGCTCCTAGGTATTTTCTTTGCACTGACGGCAGTCGCCTTACTGGTGGCTGCTGCCTTAAGATAAACCATTCCCATTCCCATTCCCATCTCAACAGAGGAGAAGTTAGAAGACCACAGACACCGACAGGTGGTGTCTGTATATGCTAAAAAATCCTCTAAAATAAAGGGGTTACAATAAAGGCAAAAAACAGTATTATTTAACTGTGCCCAGCGGCACACACACACACACATACACAACTATAGGTATATAAAAATGGCAAAAGCAAAAACAGCAACAAAAAACACTACAGCAGCAGCAGTAAACGTAGCTACATTTACTGGCGGTAAGGAAATTACTTACGCGCAACTGTGGGCATGGGTTAATACAGCAGCAGGCGGCAACTTACACAATGTGCAAGTTGTGCCGCTGGCCAATGTGCAGGCGGGTACTAGCAGCCCTGTGCCGTTTGGCTATAACGGCAAAGCAGGCGGCGTACGCCAAACCATACAGGATTGGTTGCTGCAAGGGGTGGAAGGTAACACTAGCCTAGCAGCAATACTGGCAGCCGCTAAGCCCCTAGGGCATAGCAGCAAAAAACCCGTTTGCCTAATGGCAATGCTACAAGGCGGCTATAGCCCTAGCAGCGCAACGTGGGGCACACCATACGTTAAGCTGGTAGTGCAACCGCAAGCCAGCAAGTAAACCAACCAGTACAAAATGCCTGCCTAGTGCGGGCATTTTTTTGCGCGTTAAAAAACCGTTTGGTACAAAACACCAAGCCACCCCTACCCCCCCTACCCCCCCTGAGAGACGACACTCTTATGGTTGGCCCTAGGCTAACCATGTTTTGCCCGAATCTTCGATGGACCAACAACATTATATCATTAGTGAACTTTACTCGACCAAAAGCCCTGCTCCCCACCCCCCTAAACAAGAAAAGAGGGGGTAGGTTCATTGTGCTAGAAAAATTTTCGATATATGGTGTATTATTCGCATTGAACATTCAGCCAAGAGCCACTGCCCTATGACCTTGCCTTCTTTGCCGGAAGAATCGTTACGCAAGTACGCTAAGTTAGTCCAGCGAGCCAAGCGCTTAGAACAAGCCGAAGCGGCCCGCAGCCATTTTATGGATTTTACCAAAACCGTTTGGCCGGAGTTTATTAACGGTAGGCACCATCGGATTATGGCGGAGAAGTTTGACCGTATAGCCGACGGATCTTTAAAGCGACTTATTGTTAATATGCCCCCGCGCCATACCAAGAGTGAGTTTAGCAGTTACTTGTTACCCGCGTGGTTGATGGGCCGCAAGCCTACCTTAAAGATTATGCAGACTACCCACACCGCCGAGCTGGCGTTTAGGTTTGGACGTAAGGTGCGTAACTTAATGAACTCTCAAGAGTACAAGGCTGTGTTTGAGGCCGTGGAGCTACGCGCCGACAGCCAAGCAGCCGGTCGGTGGGAGACTAGTAAGGGCGGTGAGTATTTTGCGGCGGGTGTGGGTGGTGCGGTTACGGGGCGCGGAGCGGATTTGTTGATCATCGATGACCCGCATTCCGAGCAAGATGCCCTTTCCCCCACGGCTTTAGAGCATGCGTACGAGTGGTACACCAGTGGTCCGCGCCAACGCTTGCAACCAGGAGGGGCGATTGTAATCGTCATGACCCGCTGGGCCGAAAACGATTTAACCGGTAAGTTGTTGCGCCAACAGGCGCGGGATGTCTTAGCCGACAAGTGGGAGATTGTGGAGTTCCCCGCTCTAATGCCCGAAACGGACGAGCCGCTCTGGCCTGAGTTTTGGGAAAAGAAAGACCTGCTCGCCGTCCGAGGTAGCTTGTCGGTTGGTAAGTGGCAAGCGCAGTGGCAGCAAAACCCTACCAGTGATGTTTCTGCTATCCTTAAGCGAGAGTGGTGGCAAACGTGGAAGCCCGAAGAGCCGCCCGCCGTGAGCTACATTTTGCAAAGTTACGATACCGCTTTTAGCAAGCAGACCACCGCCGACTACTCCGCTATTACTACATGGGGAGTGTTCTTCCCCCAAGATGGCGACCCGCCCAACATTATCCTAATGGATGCCAAACGTGGCAGGTGGGACTTCCCGGAGTTGCGGCGCATTGCAATGGAGGAGTACAAGTATTGGGACCCCGAGTGTGTACTAATCGAGGCCAAGGCGTCAGGTATGCCTTTAACCCAAGAGTTGCGCCAAATGGGTATACCAGTGAGCAATTACAGCCCTAGCCGTGGTAACGATAAGTACACGCGAGTCAATAGCATTGCCCCCTTGTTCGAAAGTGGTTTAGTATGGGCACCTGACAGCCGATGGGCTGAAGAAGTCATCGACGAGTGTGCTGCTTTCCCCGCAGGGGAGCACGACGATTACGTGGATACCGTCACCCAAGCCTTGCGCCGTTTTAGGGAGGGTGGTTTTGTACGTCACCCAGAAGATTACCAAGACGAACCTGCCGTCCCACGACAAAGGATTTACTACTAATGGTTACCCCTGTCCGCCCTAGTAACGTAGACCGCGCTTTGCTACAAGCTCCTAACGATGCCCTGAGCATTGGCGAGCAAGAGCTCATGGACCAAGAAGACGCTTTCCTTAATGTTACCGTCCAAGACGATGACCAAGGCGGCGCGTTAGTGGAGTTTGGCCCCGAAGAAGAGATGTTCGGCCAAGAGCCAGACGACTTTTACGGTAATTTAGCGGAGTTAGTTTCCGACGATACGTTGGTCGCCGTGGCGGCTTATGTCACCGGCTCAGCCGAGGACGATATCGCCAGCCGCCAAGACTGGGAACAAGCCTACACCAAAGGCCTCAAACTGCTTGGCCTACGTTACGAGAACCGCACCGAGCCCTTTATGGGTGCCACCGGCGTAACCCACCCCGTTTTGAACGAGGCCGTCCAGCAATTCCAGTCCGGCGCGTACAAAGAGATGATCCCCGCTACTGGGCCAGTCAAAGCCAACATTGTTGGTGTGCCCTCCGCAGCTACCGAGCAGCAAGCCCAACGCGTCCAAGACTACATGAACTACCAACTGATGTACCAAATGGAAGAATTCGAGCCAGAATTCGACCAAATGCTCTACTTTGTTGGTTTGGCGGGCAGTGCATTTAAAAAAGTCTACATGGATGACAATTTAGGTCGCCCCGTAAGCCGCTTTATCCCCGCCGAGGACGTAATAGTCCCCTACACTGCTACCGATCTTCAATCAGCCGACCGCGTAACACACGTTTTTAAGCTAACCGAGAACGAATTCCGCAAAATGCAGGTAGCCGGAACCTATTTAGACATACAAGTGACTGCTGGCAGTGATTCTGCAGACCAAATCCAAGAAGAATACGACAAAATAGACGGCGTTAGCCCTGCCAGTGCCGACACCCAACTCACTTTTTACGAATGCCATTGCTACTTGGACATTCCAGAGTACCCAGACCTCCTCCCAGATGGCGAGGAATCTGGCATTAAACTGCCGTATATTGTTACTGTGTGCAAAGATTCAGGCGACGTAGTCAGCATACGCCGTAATTACCTTATGGAAGACCCCCGCAAGGATAAAATACGGCACTTTGTCCACTACAAGTTCACTCCAGGACTCGGGTTTTACGGTTATGGCTTAATTCACTTGTTGGGCAATTTATCACGCACGGCTACCAGTACCCTGCGCCAGTTAGTAGACGCCGGTACCTTGGCTAATATGCCTAGCGGGTTCAAGGCGCGTGGTTTGCGCATCGCCGACGACGATAATCCCCTCCAGCCAGGAGAGTTTAGGGATGTGGACGTTCCCGGAGGCGATTTACGCGCCAGCATAATCCCGCTGCCGTACAAAGAGCCAAGTGCGACGCTTTTCCAGTTGATGGGTTTTGTGGTCGAGGCCGCCCAACGGTTTATAGGCACTACCGACATGGGCGTAGGCCAAGGCAACCAAGAGATGCCCGTTGGCACAACCATTGCTTTGCTAGAACGTGGGGCACGGATAGTCAGCGCCGTACACAAGCGCCTACATAGCAGCCTCAAGCAAGAGTTAAAAATGCTTGCGGCGTTATTTGCCCAAGACCCCCAACCTTACCCTTACGAGGTAGGGGTGGAAGCGATGATCAAGACGGAAGATTTTGACGCAAGGGTGGATATCATTCCCGTCAGCGATCCCAACATCTTTAGCATGTCGCAACGAGTGGTTTTAGCCCAAGAGCAGTTGAAATTGGCGCAAGCAGCACCCGAACTCCACAACTTACGCGAGGCCTACAGCCGTGTTTACACTGCCCTAGGTGTGCAGAACGTGGACCAAATACTCAAGCCCGAGCCGCAGCCGCAGCCTAAAGACCCCGCCACCGAGAACCAAGAGGCAAGTGCCGCTGCCGGTGGGCAGGGTAAGTTGCAGGCATTCCCGGAGCAGGATCACCAAGCGCATATTGCGGTACACTTGGCGTACATGAACTCCCGCGTGGCGCAGATGCAGCCGCCGGTCCTAATGACTTTGGAAAAGCACATCTACGAGCATCTTGGTTTGCAGGCCCGCGTGATACACGACCAACAGATGCAGCAAAATCCGCAAGCACAACAGTTGCCACCCGAGCAGCATGAGGATATGGTTGCCCAAATACAAGCGCAGTTGATCGCCCAGTTCCAGCAGCAGAATCCGGCATCGCAACAAGGTGACGAAGATCCGTTGGTGGCAATCAAGAAGCAGGAGTTGGAACTCCGTGCGCAAGACCAAGCAGCAGACCAACAAATCGATCAAGAAAAGTTGCGTTTAGACCAACAACGCCAAGCCCAGAACATCGCGTTGGGCAGAGAGCGTATACAATCCAGCGAGGACATTGCAGCCATGCGCATGCAGCAGTCTGCACAACGGCAAGCCAACCCGCCAACCTTTGGAGGCAGAAATGAAAGACGATAAGATGAAAGGCATGGAAATTGAGATCACGTTTTCTAAACCAGAAAAGCGTAAGAAAATGGCTGACGGCGGCACCGCTGTCACTAACAATGCTACTCTAGATGCCACAAGCGACCAAGCTACTAACAGTAAAGTTTGCCGTGGTGGAGGAGCAGCTTTGCGTGGTACTAAGTTTGCAGGAGTGTTCTAACCGTGGCTTTGAAAAAAGGTTCTTCTAAAAGCACCATTAGTAGAAATATATCTACTGAGATGCAAGCGGGTAAACCACAGAATCAAGCCATCGCTATTGCGTTGAGCAAAGCAGGTAAAACACGCACTAAGCGTAAAACAACTAGGAGTTAATCCGTGACCAAGTTATTAGACAAGATAGGCACCAAGGTGTGGAGTAAGATTCAATTTGCGACTACGGTGCAGATTGGTTTTTGGACGGTATTCCTCACTTTAGTCTTTGTTGGACTGTTGTTGACTTAGAGTTACAGGGGCACAAAAAATGAACTTAGGCAAGCTGAAGGGACTAATTGGGGCGGTAGCGCCTTCGTTGGGTGCTGCGATGGGGGGACCTATCGGCGGGGTAGCCAGTAAAGTTATTGCTGAAGTTTTAGGCTGTGCGCCTGAGCCAAAAGCCATAGACAAAGCGATGCGCGAGGCAGGACCCGAAGAGTTAGTCCGTATTCGTGAGGCCGAGCTCAAGTTCGAAGCCAAAATGAAAGAGATGGAAGTCGACATTTTTGAGTTAGAAACCAAAGATAAGCAAGACGCCCGAACGCATTTTGCAACCGACTGGACAGCTAGGCTTATTGGTATAGTCATGGTGGGCTTTTTCTGTAGTTATATCGCCATGATTACTATCATGCCGCCAGAGCAAAACTCCATGGAGTTAATCAACCTCGTTTTAGGTTATATGGGTGGTTTGGTGAGCGCCATTATTTCTTTTTATTTTGGAGCCAGTGCGAGTACCAGTAAAAAAGAGGAAGAGTGATGCCTAACCAAAACATAGACCTCGCTGCTTTTTTGGGTAACAACCCTTATTATGCTAATGCGGTACCACAAATGACCGCCCAGACTGCTGCCCCCGTTGCGCAAACCACTGTTCCTAACTTTGAGAACTACGAGCCTGCTTACCTGACCGACGGCCAGATCAATGCTATGCGTGGTGGCAACCCCACTAACATAGACACTCCCTCCGTTAGAGGGCTAGACCAAGAAAGATTTAGGGCCGCACCGGTGCAGAATGTAGACCTCGCTTCTTTTTTGGGTAACAACCCTGCTTACAACCAAACTCCCGCTGCCGCACAACAACCGGCTACCCCTGCCCCATCTAGTGTAACGCTAGGACCTCCCGGAATGAACTATGGGAACATGGGCGAGCAGTATTTCACGCAAGCTCCTATGGGACCAATGCCTGCTTATCAAAACCCGTATGTAGGTATAGCTGGCTTACTTAACAGGTAATAATTATGGATAAAGTAGTAGAGATTCTTCGTCGCCACGAGGGAGTACGTTCACACGCCTACAAATGTTCGGCAGGGTATTTGACTATCGGTGTTGGGCGCAACATAGACCAAGATGGTGGGTTAGGTCTCTCCGACGACGAAGTAGACTACCTGCTCAGCAACGATATAGACAGGTGCATCAAAGAACTGGGTGCTTCTTTTGATTGGTTTAAGCAATTAGACGAAGTCCGCCGCGACGCCATGATAAACCTAGTGTTCAATTTAGGAATGCCCCGTTTAAAACAGTTTAAAAACGCGCTGGCTGCTATGGAAAGCTGTGATTGGAATACCGCCGCTGATGAACTTTTAGATTCCCGTTGGGCAGCTCAAGTAGGCTCCCGCGCAACCGAAGTTTCAACCATGATCCGCATCGGAGAATATGTGTAATGTCCGACCTTTACATTTATGAAAAAATGTTGAAGAATGTGCGCCAACGACAAGAGATGATTCAAGAAACCATTTGTTATGGTGTTGTTCCAGATTTTGTTGCCTTCAAGGAACTCCGAGGTCGTCTTGGGGAACTTGCCACAACTGAACAGGATCTAAAAGACCTGCTAAAAGAGGTATCAGATTACGATGAGTGAAATACTCGTGCCATCACATATAGCTCGCGAACAAAAAACTCCTCCTCCCCCAAAACACGTTGACAACGGCTTATTGTCCGAGGCTTATGTAGACGCGGATAAAGTTGTGTTAGACCCTAGCAAAATACCAGAAAAGGCATTGGATCGGTTACCCACGCCTACTGGTTGGCGCATACTCATTTTACCTTACCAAGGTAAAAAGAAGTCCGACGGAGGTATTATCCTCACATCCGAAACCCAAGAAAAAGAGCGCGTAGCTACTGTTTGTGGTTATGTCTTAAAAGTTGGGCCTTTGGCATATAAGGATTCCGTTAAATTTGGTGACCAAGCCGAACCTTGGTGTAAAAAGGGTGACTGGATTATTTTTGGTCGTTATGCGGGTAGCCGTTTTAAAATAGAAGGTGGAGAAGTTCGCCTCCTCAACGATGACGAAGTCCTCGCTAGTATCAATAGCCCAGATGACATAATGCATCTGTAACATGGAGCTCTACCATGCCTGAAGAAGTCCAAAATAAAGACCAGAACGATGAAGAAGATATTGTTGTCACGGTGGAAGAAGATTCTGAAGATTCTGAAGATTCTAAAGAAGAAGCTACCCAAGCCTCCGCTGAAGAAAGCTCTTCCGAAAAACCCAAAAAAGAATCTGACGATGAGTTAGAGAACTACACCGAAGGTGTCCAAAAGCGTATTGGCAAACTAACAGCCAAGATGCGTGAAGCCGAGCGACGTGAGCAAGCTGCTTTGGAATATGCGCAAGCTGTCCAAAAACAGTTGGAAGAGGCTAACAACCGCTCTAAGTCGTTGGATACCTCTTATGTCAACGAGTTTGAAAATCGTGTCAAGACAGAGTCCGAGCTTTTAAAAGAAACACTTAAAAGAGCGATTGACCGTGGTGACATCGATGCCCAAATCGAAGCGCAACAACGCATTGCTACTTTAGCAGGACAGCAAGAGCGTCTTGCTTATGTAAAGCAAGAGCAAGAGCGACGCAATGCACAACCCGTTCCACAACAGCAGCCGTATCAACCACCACAAAAAGCAAAGCCCGATCCTCGTGCAGAAGAGTGGGCAAGCCGTAATGAATGGTTTGGTAGCGACGAGCCTATGACCCTAACGGCTATGTACCTGCATAAGCAATTGACAGAAGTAGAGGGTTTTGATCCTACTTCCGACGATTACTATGCCGAAATAGATAACCGTATACGCATAGAGTTTCCACATAAGTTCCAAACAGCTAAACCTAAAGCAACCGGAGGACCAAAAGTGGCCTCTGCGAGCCGAGGGGGTGGGAATGGTAATGGTCGTAGGGAAATCAAACTATCTCCGTCTCAAGTTGCAATTTCAAAAAAACTTGGTATAACTGAACAACAGTACGCGAAGCAACTGCTCCGCATGCAGAATTCGTGAGGAAGGTTAAATGACCGAAAGAAGCCCACGCACATCCCAAACTAGGGAAAAATCCTCCAGAGCAAAGCCTTGGAGGCCACCGTCAACACTGGACGCACCACCCGCTCCGGAAGGTTTTGTTCATCGTTGGATTCGTGAGTCAATCATGGGTTATGACGATAAAAAGAACCTGTCCGCTCGCCTCCGCGAAGGTTTTGAGCTAGTTCGCGCCGATGAGTATCCAGATTTCGAAGCACCAACCGTCCAAGATGGTAAACACGCAGGTGTTATTGGTGTTGGAGGACTGGTACTTGGTAGATTCCCAATAGAGACACGTAAACAGCGCAATGATCATTTCCGTCAACAGACGAGAGATCAAATGACCGCCGTGGACAATGATCTCATGCGGGAGCAACATCCGTCTATGCCTATCATTAAACCTGAAAGGCAGTCTCGTGTAACTTTCGGTGGGAACAAAGGTTCCTCCGATTAAAATAGGATCTGAGCAATGGCTAATATAGATGCCGCATTTGGCCTTCGGCCTTATAAAATGCTCGGTGCAGGTGCAAACACCAACGGTGTTATGTCCTTCGATATCCAAACTACGGCGACAGCGGGTACCTCCAGTGTAATTTACGAAGGCACCCCCGTTATCCCCTTAGCAAACGGTATGATTGACATCGTAGGTGCCGCCGATGGCGGAACTGTACCTATACTGGGCGCGTTTATTGGTTGTCAGTACACTGACTTAAATGGCACTCCTACGTTCACTAATAAGTGGCCTGGAACTGCTGCTGTCAAGTCTGGTACGGCTGCAACTGCACTTATCGCAGCACACCCTGATCAGTTATTCTTGATCAATTGTGATGCTGCCGCAGCGGACTTAACTGTCCATGCAAATGCTGATTTTGCCTCGGCGACTAGTGGTAATGCTACTACTGGTATGTCTAGTGGTGAACTGGCTGTCTCAACGGTGAACACTACCAACACCTTAAACATGCGTATTGTCGGTTTTGCTGATCAGCCAAACAGTGACGATGCAACTGCCGCAGGTCGTTTGGCAATTGTTCAACTCAACAATCACTTCTACCGCTACGGTGCTAATGGCACTGGCGCAGGTGTATAAGGAGAATAGGAAATGGCGATTACTCGTTCCCAACTCCTAAAAGAACTTGAGCCAGGATTGAATGCCTTGTTCGGTCTGGAGTACGATAGGTATGACAATGAGCATGCCGAAATCTTCGAGACAGAATCTTCAGACCGAGCGTTTGAAGAAGAAGTCATGTTAGCAGGCTTCGGCCAAGCACCTGTTAAGGGTGAAGGCGCAGCTGTATCTTACGACACAGCTAACGAAGCGTTTACTGCTCGCTATACTCACGAAACAATCGCGCTTGCGTTTGCGATCACTGAAGAAGCCGTTGAGGATAACCTCTACGACCGCCTCAGCTCTCGCTACACACGCGCTTTGGCTCGTAGTATGGCTAACACTAAGCAAGTCAAAGCAGCGGCTATCCTGAACAATGCGTTCGATAGCAACTACACGATCGGCGACGGTGTAGAGCTCTGCTCTACTGCTCACCCAACTGTAGGTGGTGGTAACTTTGCAAACGAGCTTGCAACTGCGGCAGACCTTAACGAAACGTCACTTGAACAGTCGTTGATTGATATCTCGGCGTTCATCGACGAGCGTGGCCTGAAGATTGCACTGCAAGGCCGTAAGCTAATTATCCCTCCTGCGCTGCAATTCGTTGCTGAGCGCTTGATGGCTAGTAACTTGCGTCCAAGCACTGCTGATAACGACATCAACGCAATCCGTAACATGGGTATGTTGCCTGACGGTTATGTGGTCAACCACTTCCTAACCGATCCAGACGCATTCTTCATCAAAACGGATGCACCGAACGGCTTTAAGCATTTTGTCCGCTCTGCGATCAAAACTTCTATGGAAGGTGATTTTGAGACTGGCAACGTGCGCTACAAAGCTCGTGAGCGTTACAGCTTTGGTGTCTCGGACCCACGTTGCGTATTTGGCTCTCCTGGAGCTTAATATCGTTTCACGTGAAACGATAAAAACTGAGGGGGGCACTTGTGTCCCCCTCTTTTTTTGCGTATAGTTTGACTAGTAGGGCATCACAATAGCTTTGCAGACAGGTCTATGCCCCCTGATGTTGCACTTTCTGTAAAGCGAATCCTTGTGCAAGAGGTGTTTCTTTATGGGTACTACCACTTTCTCTGGTCCTATCAAAGCTGGGACTATCAAAGATACTACTGGATCTACCGTTGGTACTAATGTTGCGAACGTCGGCTACGTTCTGATGGCGCAGTCTAAAGTTATCGACATTGCAGGTGCGACTAGTGCAAACCAAGTAGTTGCTACCATTCCTGCTAACTCTCAAATTGTAGACGCTATCCTTAACGTGACTACAGCTAATGATGATGGAACTGCATCTACCGTTGTTGTAGGTACTTCTGCTGATGCAGATGCGTTTATCCCGTCTACCAGTGTTCAGTCTGCAGGAACTACTCGTGGTACGTTGGACACAGAAGCAACTGATGTTGGAACCACAGACCTACAAGTATTAGCAGACTTCACTGCAACTGATGGTGACGGAACTGCTGGTGTAGCAACAGTTACTATTCTGTATATCCAGAACAATAACCTTTCTTAATTAGGAGGTTGATATGGCTGGTTCTGATGTAAAAGCTAAACGGCTAACGGGCACTGGTTCTGCGGGAGTAGGTCCGGCTCGTATACGCCAAATACAGGTTTTAACGGACAATGTTGGAGCCGGTCGTTTGACTATTACCGACGGTAATGGCGGCGCTACTGCTTTAGATATTGACTTTAAAACAGATGATTCTCATTCGGTTAACATCCCGGATGAGGGTATCCGTGTGTCTGATATATATGTTTCGGTAGAAACAAATATTACGGCAATGACTGTTTTTTACAGTTAGGGGGCACTATGGCTCGCCAAGTCTCTTCCATATCTCGTGTAGGCACTAGCGAGCCGTTTGAGCTGCAAGTATCTCGAAACCAGATTTCGTATCATATTTCGTTACATAAATTTGGTTATAATTCGGATATAGGAACGTCTCCTGAAACAGTGTGGACGATAGGCGGTACATATACCTACCTTGCGGCGGCTTCGACTTTGTATGTTTCAAGTTCGGATGCAAACGATACGTCAGCAGGCACTGGGGCACGAACGGTTCAGGTGTACGGGTTAGACGCGAACTATGACGAAGTAAACGTAACGGTTTCGTTAGCCGGGCAAAGCGCCGTTCAGTTGGGAGAGGCGTCTAATTGGATTCGGGTATTTCGCATGGTGGTGCGTTCAGCGGGAAGTTCGGGTGAAAATGTAGGCACTTTATACGTTGGGACAGAAGCGACACCCGCTTCGGGTGTTCCGGTGGCTAAGTATGCCTCCATAGCAATTGGTGATAATCAAACTTTGATGTGTGTTTGGACAGTGCCTAGAGGGTACACGGCGTATTTGCATCAAAAAGATGTTTCAGCGTCCTCTAGCTCGGGTAAATTTGCCATTTTTACTTTAGAGGGCCGTCCTTTTGGCGAAGTTATGCAAGTAAAAGACAGAGTTTTATTAGCCAATAATTCTACGGCGATTAGTTATTGGAACCCGATATCTTTTGCAGAAAAAACCGATATTGAAGTACGGGCGCAAGCAGACAGTATAGGCGGGACAATTACCGCTTCTGCTACGTTAGATATTACTTATATTTTGAATGGTACGGAATTAGATGGCTAGTACAAAGAACGTAAAAAGAACCCCTTCCGGTAGGCTAACCTACCGAGGGGAGACATTTGCCGGATACAACAAGCCTAAACGCACACCCAATGGCCCAAAAAAGTCAGCGGTGTTGGCTAAAAAAGGTGATGAGGTCAAGTTAGTCCGTTTTGGCGACCCTAACATGACGATAAAAAAGAACATTCCCGGACGTAGGTCTAACTTCCGCGCTAGGCACAATTGCGATACCGCCAAAGATAAATTTTCGGCAAGGTATTGGTCATGCAAAGCGTGGTAAGTGGAGGAATGATGGCTAAAACAGTACACGAGCTTGAAATTGAGTTCACGGAAATGCGTACAACTCAAAAGCATATTTACAGCAAAGTGGAAGAGTTGCATACCGACATGCGGGATGTCAAAAAAGCCTTGTTTCAAGCTAAGTGGGTTTTAGTTGGTGCGGTAGTTTTTGGTGGTTTAGTTAATAGCGACACACTTTTGCAGCTACTCAAAGGTTTAGGCTAGTGCCGATAACACGCGGACAAGAAACCAAGCAGGTGACTACAATGGCAAGAGGTCTGTACGACAACATAAATGCTCGTAAAAAAGCAGGGACTTCCCGCTCTAAAAGCGAGTCAACTATTTCTCCGGCAGCATACAAGAACATGCAAGAGGGTTTTCCTATGAAAGATCGTAAAAAGAAAATGGGTGGTGGTTCAATGATGGAGTCCCCCCGCAAAGCTATGGCAATGGGAGGCTACGGTGAATCTACTAAGCGTAAAAAAATGCGCTACGGTGGCGATTCTGGTAGCAAAATGGTCAAAGGGCCATGCTCATAAGGAATAAATGATGGCTGTATCTGGTTCAAAAGATTTTGAGCTTGACGTTGCCGAATACGTTGAGGAGGCCTTCGAGCGTTGTGGGATAGAAGCCCGTACCGGCTACGACCTAAAAACCGCTCGGCGGTCTCTCAATTTGATGTTGGCAGACTGGGCAAATAGAGGACTTAATCGGTGGACGATTGAGCAGACTTCGGTGAGCTTAGTTCAAGGGACAGCCGCGTATAGTCTAGGTACGGACACAATAGACATTTTGTCTGCTGTGGTGCGTACTAACGCAGGCGAAAGCAACCAACAAGATATTAGTATATCGCGGGTGAGTAGGCAGGAGTTTTTGAACATCCCTACCAAAAACACGCAAGCGAGGCCGACTGAGTTTTATGTCGACAGACAGATAAACCCTAATGTGAATGTATGGCCTACACCAGACCAAGCGTATACTCTGGTGTTTGATAGGTTAGTTCGTATAGACGATGCAGATACTCAACAGAATACATTAGAAATGCCTTTCAGGTTTTACCCCTGTTTGGCGGCGGGTTTGGCCTACTATATTAGTTTAAAAAGAGCACCCGACCGCACCCAGTTTTTAAAAGCTATTTACGAAGAAGAGTTTGAAAGAGCGGCAAGTGAAGACCGCGACCGAGCTAATTTAAAGCTCACACCGAATAAAGATTATTACGGGGTGTACTAATGACGTATGCCATTGGGATACAGTCCTTAGCTATTTGCGACCGATGTGGGCAGCAATACCCTTATTTAAGTATGCAGGTGGAGTGGACAGGGTTTAAGGTTTGTCAAGAGTGTTTTGAGCCAAAACACCCTCAGCTAGAACCGATCACTAAACCGGCTGACCCACAAGCGTTGCATAATCCTAGAACAGATAGGGTGGAGCCTTACAATGTGTATGTGGGTATTCCCGTTGTGGAAAATGAGTCGCTCGGCCCTGTTACCGGTGTCGGGTGTGTTGGTTGGGTAACGGTGGTTACGTCATGAGTTTTACTTACGGTGAGTTAAAGCAAGCGATACAAGACTATACCCAAAACACGGAGACTAGTTTTGTCAACAACCTGCCTATATTTATACGGGCAGCGGAGGAGCGCATACTTAAAAACGTGCAGCTTACGTTTTTCCGCAAGAATGCTACCGCGAACACTTCAGCGAGCAACCAGTATCTTGGTTGCCCGAACGACTTTTTAGCACCGTTTTCGTTGTCCTATACAGACAGCAATGGTAACAAAGTGTTTTTGGACTATAAAGATGTAAACTATGTTCAAGAATATAACCCTGATGCTACAGCCACGGGTGAACCTAAGTATTATGCGTTGTTTAACACAGACTATTTTATTGTTAGCCCAACCCCTAGTGATACTTTTACTGTGGAGCTGCATTATTTTTACCGCCCTAACAGCCTTACTTCTGGTGCAGATAGTGCATCTACTTGGCTCAGTGAAAACGCGGAGTTGGCAATGTTGTATGGGTCTCTCATCGAAGCGTACACTTATATGAAAGGTGAGCCAGATCTTATGCAGAACTATGACAAACGGTTTATGGAAGCCGTGGTCGCACTCAAGAACTTCGGAGAGGCGAAGGAAATCACTGACGCTTACCGCACCGGACTAGTTAGGAGACCTGCCGTATCTTAACAATACGGGAAAATTAAATAGCGTTTATTAAGAGGAAACACAAATGGCTATTACACAAGCGATGGCAACATCATTCAAAGTTGGTGTTCTTGACGGAACATTCGACTTCAGCAGCGGTACAGCACAGACGTTCAAGATCGCTCTGTTCACTTCAGCGGCTACACTGGATGCGACTACTACTGCATACAGCGTAACTAACGAAGTCTCAGGCACAGGCTACACTGCGGGCGGAAACACGCTGACTATCTCAGCGAACCCTGCTTCAAGTGGCACCACAGCGTTCTTAGACTTTGCGGACACTACATGGTCTTCAGCGACTATTACTGCTCGTGGCGCTTTGATCTACTTGGCTGACGGCGGCACTAACCCTGCTGTTGCGGTTCTGGATTTTGGCTCAGACAAAACTTCAACTGCGGGTGACTTTACTATTGTCTTCCCTGCTGCTGATGCGAGCAACGCTATTATCCGTATTGCCTAAACCTCGAGACCCTAGTTATGGTGACGTTAGTAAATAGAGCTAAAATGTCCACCGCTACGACGGGGACAGGGACAGTTACGCTTGGCTCTGCGATAGCAGGGTTTCAGACTTTTGCAGATGCTGGGGTAGCAAACGCCGAGACTGTCCGGTACACCATAGAAGACGGCACTGCGTGGGAAATAGGCACGGGCACTTATACGGCGTCGGGTACGACGCTTTCCCGTACGCTTGATGAAAGTAGCACGGGGTCTTTGCTTAACCTCTCTGGTAACGCGACTATTTTTGTCACTGCTGCCGCAGAAGACCTGCAAAGCGATACAGCCAATACTGCCTCTACACTAGTCGCTAGGGATGCCTCTGGTAACTTTAGTGCGGGGGCTATTACAGGTACTAGCTTTGTTTCCTCTGGAGACATGACCTTTGGCGATAACGACAAGGCTACGTTTGGTGCGGGTAATGATCTACAGATTTATCACAATGGCACTAGAAATATTATTGAATCCGAATTGCCAAATGAGATGTGGATTCAAGCAGATCAACTCGCCATAAAAAATGGGGCAGGTACTGAGTATTTAGCATATTTTGATGGGGATGGTAGGGCTGAATTTTACTATGACAACGCAGTCAAACTCGCCACAACCGCCACAGGCATAGACGTTACTGGCACAGCAACTGCCACAACATTCTCTGGTGCGTTGTCTGGTAACGCTACGACTGCAACCACTCTAGCTACAGGCAGGACAATCAGCTTAACGGGTGATGTCACAGGCACTTCGGGTAGTTTTGATGGCAGCGGTAACGTAAGCATTGCCGCAACCATAGCTGCTAACTCTGTTGCTTTGGGTACAGACACCACTGGTAACTACGTTGCGACTATTGCAACTGGTGCGGGCCTAGACGGAAGCGCTTCAAGCGAGGGGGCAACCCCAACTATTACTCTGAACCTGAACGAGCTAACAACCTCCACCACCAATGGAGACGGCGATTATTTTGTAGTTGTCGATACAGGCGGTGTACAGAGGAAGCTAACCAAAGCCAATATAGACCTGACAGGGTTTAACAACGATGCGGGGTGGACCTCTAACGTAGGCGACATCACGGGCGTAACAGCAGGCAGCTATCTAACCGGTGGTGGAACCTCTGGTACAGTCACACTAAACGTCGATGCCACCACTACAGCAACAGCAAGTAAGGTCGTCGCTCGTGACGGAAGCGGTTACGTTTTTGCAACTTACTACAATTCTACCGGGACATTCTCTACTACTGGCCTTACTTCTGGTATGGCTAGGTTTACGGGAACTAACGGCTCAGATACCTACGGGCGTTCTTATACAGCTCAAGCTGCCGCGACCCTGTTGTCTGGTTCTACAATGAACATTGCGGGTAACGCTACTACGGCAACCACAGCGACAAACCAATCCGGCGGCACCGTTTCTGCAACGACAGGCACTTTTAGCACTTCAGCCACCATTGACGGTATTCTTTTACGAGACAGCACAAACCGCTCCGGTTTGCTTGAGGTGTCATCTGGAGGTGCTTGGGAAGGTTTTTCTATCGCTCCAACGGGCACTTCTCACTGGTCAATCATGGGTGACCAAGATGACTTTGGTTTCTATGATGATATAAATAACGAATGGATACTTCAGTACAACGAAAACAGCTCTCTTCAGCTATATGCTAATGGAAGCAACACGGTTACGGTTACCACATCGGGATTAACCGTTTCAGGCACAGCCACCGCTACAACATTCTCCGGCGCCCTATCTGGTAACGCTACAACTGCAACTACACTCCAAACAGCCCGTACAATCAACGGCGTTTCGTTCAACGGTAGCGCGAATATTACTTTGCCGACTGTTAATACTTCTGGCGACCAAACTGTCGATGGCGTTAAAACTTTTTCTAGTCTTATAGCAACAAACCCAACAGTAAATTCTGAAAATACCTCTACCGACGGCTCTGTAATGCGGTGGAGGTACTCAACATCTGACGCTTATCAGTTAAGATTAAAGCAAACTGTAACTACTGGGGTAGTAAGGTGGAACTTTAGCCAAACCAACAATAGCGTTGATTATAATGATGTGTTGGTATTAGATCGTGGGAATGTCGGTATCGGCACTACGGCCCCGTCGCAAAAATTAAATGTAGTAGGAAACGCAGAGGTTACAGGAAGTATTTACGTCGCAGACAATATTTATCACTCAGGCGACACAGACACATATTTAGCTTTTGGTACAAATACCATTACCCTTGCTACTGGCGGCAGCTCCGAGATAACCGTCAATACCACTGGTGTGCGTCTAGGTGATACAGGCAACGGATACTTCCAACCTGTCTCGGGTACCTACGGCTCTGTACAGATTGACGGCGGTGCTCACGGTGGTTATGAAGGCTACAGCATCGGCGGACGCGCTGTGTTCATGCACGATAACGGGTCCAATATGGGCCTTTACGACGATGTTAATAATCACTGGGCGCTTAGACACACTTTCAATGGCGCAACAGACTTATATTACGACGGCGCGGCAAAGATATCCACGACAAGCACAGGCGCTAGTGTTACTGGTAGTTTAACTATTGGAGGCCAACTTGCAGTTACCGGCCCTCAAGTTATTACAGCTAATACAACAGCAGTATCGGGCGACTTCTTAACAGTAAAAACAGCAGGGATTACGATTACACTACCTGCCTCTCCCGCTGTTGGGGCTTTTGTAATCGTCAAAGACGGTACGGGCGCAGCCGCAACAAGCTCATTTACCGTTGCTAGGAATGGTTCAAACATAGCAAGCTCTGCAACCGACCTTACTTTTGATGTAAATTTCGGGCAAATAACATTGACCTACGTAGACGCCACCATAGGTTGGAGTGTGTAAGGGAGGAGCGTCATGCTAGGTTTTTACCCTTTAGCTTCGGCTCCCATAGCAGATGATGCAAATGTCTCTGTTAGCATAAGCGTATCCGGCGTTCAGGCTACGGGGCAACTTGGTACTGCTGCGGTTTATGCAGAGGCCATAGTATCTCCAACAGGGGTACAAGGCACCGGTGTTATTGGTAGTCTTGCAGTCGAAGCCGACGCCAATGTTTTAGTTACAGGCGTTGCAGCCACAGGTAATACCGGCTCAGTCACCGTTGATCTACGTACCAGAGCGGACGTAACAGGCGTAGAAGGCACTGGAGAGATAGGCACCCCTGTTGTTAACGCCGCTGCCATAGTTGATGTTACGGGCGTAGATGCCACCACAATACTTGGCAACATCGCGGTAGAAGCCGATGGAGCAGTTGAAGTCATTGGTAATGCCGCCACTGGCGAGATGGGTACCGTCGCTGTAATAGGCGAAGCAGTTGTTGCCATTACGGGGGTTCAAGGTACTACAGCACTAGGCACAGCCGCAGTAGAAGCAGATGCGATTGTTGCGGTTACAGGTGTAGAAGCTACTGGCGCTATTGGCACTGTTGCGGTAGAAGCCGGTGCCGATGTAGATGCTGAGGGCTTAGAAGCCACGGGCGCAGTAGGATCGGTTGAAGTAACCGGCGTAGCCATTGTTGCCGTTACTGGAGTGGTGGGAACCACGGCCCTTGGTGAAGAAACCGTCACTGCCGGAGCAACAGTTAGCGCTACAGGCGTAGAAGCCACGGGCGAGCTAGGCACGGTAACCCAGATAACCAACAACATTATCGACGTTACAGGTCTACAGGCAACTGCTCAACTAGGCACGGCGACAGCAGAAGCGGATGCCAACGTCAATGTTACGGGTGTTCAAGGCACCACAGCATTAGGTGAAACCACCGAAACAGGTACAGCCACAGTGTACGCTATTGGCGTACAGGGCACAGGTAGAGTTGGGAATGTATTGGTTTGGGGCGAAATAGTACCGAATCAAAACGCAGGCTGGGTAGACGTAGACGATAGTCAAACACCAAATTGGGCGGAAATAGCAGCATGAAAATAGTAAACGAAGCAACAGATTTAGGCGCAGCAATCGACCCCAAGCATGAAGTTGAGCTTTTATGCAGTAACTGTGGGTATGATCTTGATGAAGCTGAAATAACAGCAGACACTTGTTCAGATTGCGGCGAAGCACTAAACTTACGTCAGAATACAAAGATTTACGCGACAAGCGTACCGCCTGCGGGTGGCAGCACATTAGTATAACTGGAGTGCCCCGATGGCTACTTATGATAATGATCTTAGACTAAAAGAGATCGCAACAGGCGACGAGTCGGGTACTTGGGGCACTAGCACCAACACCAACTTAGGGTTGATTTCTGATGCTTTTGGCTACGGCACAAAAGCGATGGCTGCTGACTCAGATGAGACGTTCACTATTCCTGATTTCAGTGCTGATCCTACCAGAGGAATGTTTTTAAAAATAACTTCGGGGGTTAGTTTAACGGCTACAAGAGTGATTACTCTCGGACCGAATACTGTTAGTAAAATATGGATTATAGACAACGCTACTACCGGTGGTCAAACCATTACGATCAAACAGGGGGCAGGCGCTACGGTAAACGTACCAAACGGCTCTAAAGTAATGGTCGTCACAGACGGTGCGGGCGCAGGCGCTGCGGTACTTAACGCTAACCCAACAGAAATTGGTGGTACGGTAACAAGTGTTGGCGGTACAGGTACGGTAAACGGCATAACCCTGACCGGTACGGTAACAAGTTCAGGAAACCTTACACTTGGCGGTACACTGGTTAACGTCGACCTTACCTCTCAGGTTACGGGTACCCTTCCTATTGCCAACGGAGGTACCGGCACCACCTCAACTACGTTCGCAAATCTCACAACAAACGTAACTGGCACTCTTCCTATTGCCAACGGAGGTACCGGCACCACCTCAACTACGTTCGCAAATCTCACAACAAACGTAACTGGCACTCTTCCTATTGCCAACGGCGGCACTAATGCAACTACGGCAGCCGGAGCGCGAACAACTCTAGGCGCAGCGGCATACCCCATACAGAAAGGCACTAACTACACAGCGGTTTCTGGGGACGTTATAATAGTCACGGCGGGTAGCATTACTATTACCTTACCCGCTACACCAAGCGCAGGTGACACTGTAGGGATAAAAGATGGTACAGGTGCGGCAGCTACGACATCTTTTACTATAGCAAGGAACGGCTCTAATATTGCTAGTTCTGCTACAGATTTAACTTTTGATGTTAACTTTGGTGAGATCACCATGAGTTACATAGATGCTAGTATTGGATGGAGTGTATAAATGAGTAATTTAAGCGAGTTAATAGGTGGCGGTGGCGGTGGTGGAACAATAGAAGCCACAGCATCTGGAGCATTAGCAAATGGTGATTTAGTTTCCTTAAATAGCGATGGAACTGTTAGTGTTGTTGCGGGAAACGCCACTTACGCAGTAACTAGCGGGCCAACTATTTCTTCTACATTTTTAGAAGGAAACAATATTTATGCGGCTGCTTATGACCCAGTTCAAGGTAAGGTCGTTCTAATATACAACAGCGTAAACAGCTCAAGATACGGCACGGCTATTGTAGGCACAATCTCAGGAACAACTTTGACCTTTGGAACTCCTGTGACATTTTGGAGTACTTCAACCTTTCAGCTTCAAAACATAGTTTATGAGCCAAGCTCTGGAAAAATGGTTGTTATTGGTTACACCGGATCAGGACAAGGAACAGCTATCATAGGCACTGTATCTGGGACTAGTATTAGTTTTGGTACTTCGGCTAATTTTATATCTTCTGGTCTGGATTTTGGCTCTTATGCGCCTGCCCTCTGCTTAACTGGGACTAGTAATCAATTTTTAGTGGCTTGGAAAAGCGGAGGTTACGGACGAGCGCGGGTAGGCACTATTTCTGGAACAAGTATCAGCTATGGAACTGAGGCTGTATTTTATACCGGCGGTATTGCCTACGCAGACGCCCATTATAATTCGGCTGAAGATAAAGTTATGGTAGTTTATAGAGATGAGGAAAATTCATCTTACGGTACAGCTAGTGTATTGAGTATTTCTGGTACAACTATTACTTACGGCGCAAGAACTGTCTTTAATAGCGCTACTACGACCGGCTCTAAAGTTATGTACCATCCTCCTTCTGGGAAAATGTTAATTGCTTATGGTTATAATGCAGTAGTAGCAAAAGCCGCAACAATATCTGGGACAAGCGCAACTTATGGTTCTGCGACTACAGTGTATAATAGCACTCCTTATTATCTTACAAAAAACCAAGGTGGGTTCGTAGGGGGTGGTTGTTATTTTACTTATGCAGGTTCGGGTTTTGATGGATATATATCTAAACTTGGTATAGAGGGAACCACTGTAGTCGAGCTAGAGCCAGAGTATGAGTTTGAAACTACAGACTTTACTCTTGGGTGCATGGCTTACGACACAGGAAATAATAAAATAGCCACTTTCCGTTACGGAAACCCATCTCAAACTAAGGTTGTTACTCCTGTTTTTACAACCGCAGATAAATTTATAGGTATATCTGATGGCGCTTACTCTGATGGAGCAACTGCTACTATTCAAGTCGTTGGTTCTGTAGACGACGCTCAGTCTGGGCTATCTGCGGCAACAGCTTACTATGTAACACCTGATGGAGAATTAAGCGCGTCTGCGGGCGATCCTGTGGTTTATGCGGGTATAGCTTTATCGTCAACAGAAATTCTTATCAAAGGATAAAACATGAAAACTATAGTATGCGAAGAAAACTGCTCCAAGTACTTGTTTGCTGACGATAAACAAGTCAACGTAAAAGACGACTGCATTGAAGTAGGCGATCCTGCTAACTTGGACTTTATTATTGGCGACCTAAACTCTGGCAACGCCACTCTTATCGAAGGCGTAACTGAGCCAGACGATTGGTACGGTTGTAAATACAACTATGTCAACGGCGCTTGGGAACTTTGCCCTGATTGGATTGATCCACGTTTGGAACAGCCTGCGGCCTAAGAGTATGACAAGTGACGCATCTATTTTTGTTATATGTACTGGTCAACGGCCAGATACAGTCTTCGGACATGTATTTCTATGACATCAATAGGTGCAATTACTTTGCTACAGCTATTGTTAAGGGGAAAGTAGAACGGACACTTAATTACGAGCCGAGAGGCGTGGCCCTTGCAGCTTATTGTTTACCACGAAGGGCAGACCCCGAAGCAGTGAGGCCGTACTAATGGACCCCATAACGATAAGTGCCTGTATAGCAGGAGCGACAAGAGCGTACAACCTCGTTGCCAAGGCAGTAAATGCCGGACGTGAGATAGAGGATACCGCTCAGTATATAGGTAGGTTTTTTGATTCTAAGGAAAAAATCCTAGAGATAGAGAAAGAAAACCAATACGGCCCTAAGTTCCTGCGAGGCTCGTCGGTAGAGGCCCAAGCCTTAGAAATACAGATGGCAAAGCACAAGACGCAGCAGATGGAAACTCAGCTCAGAGAAATCATCGTATTGTATGGGCCGGGAGAAGCCTTCTACAGCGAGATGATGAAGACACGGCGCACCATACGCGCACAACGCCTCGCTGCTGCTGAAGCACGGGCTAGGCAAAAACGGTTTATTATCGACGGTACCTTGATCCTCTTAATGACTGGAGCGACAATGGGTATAGTTTTTTGGATGATAAACTTAGTCGTAGGATAGTTGGTATTGATTCCTTGTATGCTATTATAAAACGACTATTTTTCTGGTGGGTTTGCCATGCCATTGACCAAATTGCAATTCCGTCCTGGAATCAACAGAGATGTGACTTCTTACGCTAACGAAGGCGGTTGGTTCGACAGCGATAAGATACGCTTTAGGCTTGGCTTTCCAGAAAAAATTGGCGGTTGGGTTAGGTCTTCTGTTTACAGCTTCTTAGGTGTTTGCCGCACTATCCACACTTGGATAGACTTAAACGGCACAAAACTCACTGGTGTGGGTACTCGCGTTAAATACTATATAGAGCAAGGTGGCTTTTACTGGGATATTACACCTATTAGGGCGACAACCCCAGCAGGGGAAGTGACTTTTGCAGCGGTAGACGGATCGGCTACTATTACAGTAACTGATGTAAGCCACAACGCAGCTACGGGAGACTTTGTTACCTTTAGTGGGGCGGTTAGTTTAGGTGGCGTCATTACAGCAGATGTTCTTAACCAAGAGTACCAGCTTACCGTAATAGACGGCAACAGTTATACAATCGTTGCTCGAGCAGCCGCTACAAGCATAGCTAGCATTACAATAGATGGTGCTTTGGTTTTTACCCCGTTAGCGGCTAATGCTTCCGATACTGGTAACGGAGGGGCTAGTGTAGTTGGCGCGTATCAACTCAACGTCGGCCTTGGTACTGTAGTAGCGGGCACGGGTTGGGGTGCTGGCTTATGGGGGGATGGTGGTTGGGGTGAACTAAGTCCTTTTACTACTACAAATATTTTGCGCATTTGGGGTGAAGACAATTACGGCGAAGACTTATTGTTCAACATCCGTGATGGCGGTATTTTTTATTGGGATACCAGCGCCGACACACTAGGTACCGACCGTGCAACCGCCCTTGCTGACATCCCAGGAGCAGATGCAACTACCCCTACTATAGCTAAACAGGTATTAGTCAGCGATACCGACCGCCATGTTCTCGTGTTTGGGTGCGACCCATTAGATGCAATAGGCACCCAAGACCCTTTGCTTATACGGTTTAGTAGCCAAGAGTCTATTACCGATTGGACGCCAACACCCACCAACACCGCAGGTGATTTGAGGGTAGGAGCGGGATCTGAGATTATTTGCGCGGTAGAAACTCGTCAACAAACTTTGGTTTTTACCGACACGTCTGTCCATAGTTTGCAATATCTTGGGCCGCCGTTTACTTTTGGTTTGGACCAGATATCCGAGAATACCACCATCATCAGCCCAATGGCAGCCGTAGCCATAGACGATAACGTGTTCTGGATGGGCGAAGGTGATTTTTACGTCTACACAGGACAAGTGCAAAAGCTACCTTGTACCGTGCGCTCCTATGTTTTTAACGATATAAACAACAGTGCGCTTGAGGTGTGTAATGCCGCAGCCAATACGTCGTTCTCGGAAGTGTGGTGGTTTTACCCATCTGCGAGTTCGGAAGAGTGCGACCGTTACGTTATGTACAATTACATAGAGCAGTCTTGGGCGTATGGGCAGTTAGCGCGTACCGCGTGGCAGGACAAAGGTATTAACATTAATCCTATAGCAGCAGGCACCGATGGTTACCTGTATTTACACGAGTCTGGCGTAAACGACGGTAGCACTAACCCACCTAGTCCAATAACTAGCTACGTTTTGAGTAGCCAATTGAGTTTAGGCCAAGGGGAAGAGTTTGTATTCCTTAGCAAAATAATACCCGACCTGACGTTTGATGCTTCTACAGTGGATGACCCAAGCGCAGATTTTATTTTGGAAGTGCGTAATTTCCCAGGAGGGGCGTACTTGCAATCCGACACGTCCAACGTGGTTCAAACTTCTACCACACCGGTAGAGCAGTTTACCGACCAAGCGTTTGTGCGGTTGCGGGGCAGGTCTTTTGCACTCAAGGTAGAATCTTCTACTGCGGGGACGCAGTGGCGGTTAGGTACTCCAAGGGTAGAAGTCCGGCCGGATGGGGCTAGATAATGTCGTCCAGAGGGTTAAACAGACCGTTCTTCCCACGGGCACCTAGCCAATATGAGCAAGCCCACCAAGCTGAGATACAACGGGCGTTTGAGTTGTTCCTTAAACAAGTGCAGAATCCTGGAGATGCGCGGCACACTACCCTTGCTCTCACCAATCTGCAGGAGGGGGATAACGGGTTAGCTCCCGGAGATTTGTTTGAGTACAACGGGTTTGTTAAAATCACAAAAGAAAACAAACCTAACCCACTTGGTGTGCAAGCTACTGGATTTGTAGGTACTGTAACAGTAATACTTACCTAAGATGTTTGTTGCTGCCAGTGATGGCATAGCGTATTATTGAGGTATGCGTCAACTCAGGAATTAACGCACCCTGCATATATTGATTCTATTCGAGGAACCGAACATATGCAGGGTCTCGCTAGTTTAGGGTACGAGGTTATAGACCAACCCGTACTTGATCAAACACAAGGTTTGCCGCAGTTCCAAAACGCAGCAGAGATGCTTGCCGATTTTGGTCGTAACGGCGACACCTACATAGTCCATGCAGCGGAAGGCGAAACCGTCATCCCTATGGAAGTGTTGGATTCCAACCCCCGCCTAAAGTCTATGCTTTTTGCTCAGATGCAAGACATGGGCATCGAGCCTGAGCGTTACATTGTAGGTAACGAGCTAAACTCTATCAATCCGCAGACAGGCCAACCCGAGTTCTTTTTGAAGAAGCTCTTCAAAGGCCTCAAAAAAGTGGTTAAAAAGCTCGCGCCGATTGTGCTACCTATCGTTGCTCCATTCTTGTTACCGGCTATGCCTATGGCTTTTGCTACAGGGTTAGGTAGTCTGGCGGGCGGTTTGGCAAGTGGTAGAAACTTAAAAGACTCTTTGAAAGGCGCGTTAATCGCGGGTGGTATTGCCGGTTTAGGTAATATGGCGTTTAGGGATGGCAGCTTCTTTGGTAGTAAAGCAGCACCCACAGGCCAGTTAGGTGACGTAACGGCAAAGCAAGCGTTCTCTTTGGATAACCCCTTTACCGCCGCAACACCAGATGCCGTAGGCGCAGCCCAAGCAGCCGAAGCAGCAAGATTATTGCCCCAAGGTGCAGCCGTACCAACGCCCGCAGGAGTAACCGAGGGTATTACACGCACCACTGACCTTGGCACATTCGGCGATAGCGCATTTACTGCTACCCCACAAGTGGATACCGTAGCCCAACTAGAGGCGTTGAACCGAGGGGTGTCCGTAGGTGACCTTGGCGGTCGTACGGCAGCTAGCCTAACAGAGACAACCCGTCCTAGCCTAGGCCAAGCACTCAAGCAGACGTTTACTCCAGGAGACCAGTACGGCCCCAAGGATTTCTACAGCGATTACCTAAGCCCAAGCCGTGCGAGTATACAACCGGATACGGCACAGGTTTCTGCACAGGCGGCGCAAGATGCAGCAAAGTCTATAGCGGAAACTAACGCAGCCCTGACCAGCCAAGGCTTACCTGCTTTGACCGATGCAGCAACCCAGTCCATTGTAGACACCACTATGAAGTCCGCTTTGGCTAAAGCCACTCCCGGATTTTTGCAAAAGTATGGTCCTCTGGCGGCTACCGCAGTGGGCACCGCAGCAGCTAGCGATTCATTGCTAGGTACGAACTTCTTCAGGGAGCAGGAAGCCCAGATACCAGGATTAATCACAGGTGAAACCGGTCGCGATTATTTAGAGCGCGACCCTGCCCGTTACGGTTTTGACTCTGCGCAGTTCTTCGGCGGTAACCCTTATTACCAAGCGTTAGCTAACCCGCAGCAGCAAGCGGATACAGGTAGGGTTTATCAGTCAGCAGCACAGCCTGTGTACACGGCGAGTAATTTTGTTAATCCTTACTTAGCTCCGGCAAGTCAAGCGGTGATGGGTTACCGCCAAGGTGGTGAGATAGTTGGTCCAGGAACCGGAACAAGTGATTCAATACCCGCGCTCTTAAGCGATGGCGAGTTTGTTGTTACGCGCAGGGCAGTAGAAAACTTAGGTGGGGGTGACCGCAAAGTCGGTGCCCGTAAGATGTACGACTTCATGCGTACCCTCGAAAACGGAAGAAGCTAATGGCTACAGAATTCCAAGAGATTATAACCCGCGAAGCTCCGGACATTGAGGCTTATAAACTTGGCCTTATGGATTTGGCTAAACAGCTAACCTCCGTAGAGCCACAAGGCGGTCTGCCCGCTTACCAAGTAGCAGGTATGACACCTGCCCAACTGCAAGCCCAACAGTTAGGTATGACCGGCGTAGGTGCATTTGCTCCTTTGTTAGGGCAGGCGGGGCAGTCTATCCAACAAGGTTTAGGTACGTTAGGTTCTGCCAGAAACGTCTACGACACGGCTATGCGTGTCGGTGGGCAGGCTCTAACAGGGTATAGCCCCTTCCAAGATATGGCTACCCAAGGCACTAATGCAGCCATGCAAGCCGCGATGGCTGCTCAAGCTCCTGCACAGGCCGCAGTACAGCAATCCCAAGTTGACCTTGCCGCAGCCATGCAGCGGGGCTATGGCGCAGCAGACACCGCAGCAGGGCAGCTAGGAGCAGCCACAACAGCGGGCCGAGGCATTGCAGGCCAAGTAGGTGCCGATACTCGTGCGCTCGGGCAGGGCTTAGGAGCAGCGACTAGCGGTTTTGGGCAGGATGCGCTCAGCATCGCTAACCAACAAGCCTTAGCAGCACAGCAAGCGGGTGCAGGAGCGCAGGGTATTGGTCAGCGGGCAGCTACCCAAGGGTTAGAGCAAGCGTTGCAAGCTCAACGTGGGCTACAACAAGCATCCGACTTTGGACTGCAAAGCGCCCAACGAGGCATGATGGGACTACAAGGCACTACCGGTGCGTTTGACCCTAGCACCGTTGCCTCTTATATGAACCCTTACGAGCAAGCAGTGATAGACGCAACGATGGCCGACATGCAACGCGCCAGTGATATTGCAGGTCGTGCTGAGGCTGCTCAAGCAGTAGGTGCAGGTGCGTTTGGTGGTTCACGGCAAGGTATTGTGGCCTCCGAGCGCGGACGTAATTTGCTACAGCAGCAAGCTCAAACAGCCGCAGGACTACGCGCACAAGGATATGGTGCCTCGCAAGAAGCAGCCCTAAGAGCATTCGAAGACCAACAACGACGAGGCCAATCAGCCGCCGAGCTTATGGGTTCCCTTGGGCAAGCAGGTGCAGGTACAGCACTCACCGCAGCAGAAGCCGGTGGTCGCCTTGGTATACAGGGTGTAGAGCTCGGTACTAGCACACAGATGCAAGCCCAAGACCTAATGGCTCAGGTACAACAGCAAGCGGCACAGTTAGGCATCAGCACTAACGAGATGGCAGCCCGCCTAGGTTTGGATGTAGGCAGTCTACAGCAGCAAGGTATGCTACAGTCAGCACAGTTAGGTTTAAGCGCAGAGCAGCAAGCCGCAGCCAACGCCGCGCAACAAGGTGGGTTAGGATTACAAGCCGCGCAACAAGCGCAAGCAGCAGCGCAGGCTAGTGGTAATCTAGGCATAAGTGGTGGGCAGTTAGGATTGCAGGGTGCCCAGCTACAGGGTAATTTGGCAGGGCAGTTCTCCGACATTGGCAGAACAGGTGCCGACCTTGGTCTACAGGCCGCGCAGATAGGCCAAGGAATTGCCAGTGGCATTGGCGCGTTAGGCCAAGCGCAAGGCTCGTTAGGCACACAGCAAGCCGCGCTAGCAGAAGCAGGCCAGACCATGATGGGAAGAGATATCGGTACGCTAGCTGGTTTGGGCGCAGATGCAAGAGCAATAGAGCAGCAGCGTTTGGATGCCGAGCGCCAAACCCAAATGCAAGACGTGTACGAGCCTTACCAACGGTTAGGCTTCTACAGTGACATATTGCGTGGTGCGCCTAGCACCCAGAGTACTATCACGGCAGCAACAGCACCACAGGCCTCGCTTGGGTCACAGTTGGTAGGTGGGGCAACCACGGCGGTTGGTCTTGGTACAGCAGCAAGTAGAGCAGGGTATATCTAATGGCGGTTAATCCAATATACGAACGAGGCATGTTCACTGGTCCACCACAGGTCACTCCTCAGCCGTCGTTAGGGACTGGTATAACAAGTGGCTTGCTAGACGAACCTATGCCCGCTGCTCCCCCGCAGGACCAAGACATGCTCGCCGCTACTGGTTTGCAAGCCGCAGCCGAGAGCATGGATGGGTTGTTTGCTAGCATAGACCAAGCCGAGGATGTGGAAGGTATTATCAATGCTTTGCGGGGTGACCAAAAGCCAATCAAGCAGCGGTACAGCGAACTAGCTGATTTGGTAGGCAAGACCGATGCTAACAAAACGCCGGAGTCGGTGTTGGCTTTGTTGCAGCCTACTTTCCAGATAATGGATACCCTGCAAGAAGGCGAAGGTGGCCTAGCCAGTTTGATGCAGCAACAGGGGCCGTCAGCTACGCAGCCAGACCAAGTACAGCAAGCCATGAGCATGATGGAACAAGGTGCCCAGCCCGTTATGCGAAATAATGGTACTCCAAGGTTTGGTGAGATTGCAGGCATTCCCGGAGTCATGCAGGGCTTTAATGTTTTTCAACCCCCGCGTCAACCTACGCCTTTTATGATGCCTGGAGTCACTCCACAAGGACAGGCCGATTACGCTAGGCTACCTGCGATGACTCAGCAGCCTAACATGTATTTGCAAGGCAATCTGCCGCCTAGCCAAAGAATGATTGACCCTGCCAGTGCGCAGCAGTTTGGGGAAGAGTACTACGGGTTTTTAGAGCCGTTCATGCCTCAAAACCGAACAGCCGAAGATATCAATCAGGCTTATCAGTCTATGCTAGAGCCGTACATACAAAAGCCCCGCAGTAAAGAAGCTTTGGCAGCCGAAGCCCAAGAGTTTTTTGGCGAAGGCGACCAACAGAACCAAGACATCCAAGCGGCGTTAGCACTCGCCCGTTACGGTAGCCAGATAGCGCAAACTCCAGGATCTATCTTGCAGGCGCTTACTACTCCCGCAGGTGATTTTGCTGCCGACCTGAGCAAAGTAGCATCCCAGAAGGCACAGCAAGAGCGGCAGTTAAAAGAGTTTGCGTTTGGGCAAGAGCAGGCCGAGACCGACCGCTTTAACCAACAGCAGTTCCAGATAGCTAGCACGGCTATACAACAAAGCGAAGCCGACCAGAACAATTGGCAAGACGCCTACCTAAGAATAAGACAAGACGCGTTGAACAAAGGTCTTTCTACCGATACGGTGAACAGTGATAGGTTTAACAACTCTGCTTTAGCAGCATGGTCGGCTAACAACTCGTTTGCAGTGTTACCGGCACAGCCTTATACGTATCAAAAAGCGGATGGTAAGTCCGAGGTCATTACCGTGCAACGTACAGCCGATGGCTTACGCATGGTTACCCCACAGGGATTGCAGCAGCTGCCTAGCGGAGCAGTACCATTAGACGCTACCACTATCAAAACGATGGGTGGTGCGGGTGCCTTAGACCTGACCGATGCACAGAAAACAGACTTGTTGATTCCGGACCCAACTACCCTTGTAGGATACAGAGAAGTTCCAGGATTTTTCCTCAACGGTAGCTATTTTATGGCACCAGACGGCAACGTCCGCAATGCACAAATTGCCCCCGCTGGCTTTATAGTAGGTAACGAGCGCGATGCTATAGAAGTTACTAGTCAAGATGCGGTTGGTCGTGTGTTTATTATACCTAAGATGGGTGATAACGCGGGGCAACGCATTTTGGCGAGCACACCACAGGCACAAACAGGTGGTTTAGCGTTTGAGCTTGCCCCTGCAAAATTCGATGCTAATGGTAAAGTGATCGAGGGTAACCCTCTGGTACAAACACTGGCACCAACAGGTGTTATGTATGAAAACCTCAGTACTGAACAGATTGCGAATTACAACCGTAGAATCACCAGTAACGTAGCTGCCTTGCAGGAAGCCCAAAACATCATCGGCATGATTAGTGACTCTGTCGGCCCGTACAACAGTGTCAAATCTTTCTTGAGCAACAATGTAGCTTCTATCATGCCTGACAGCATGGATGGTTGGCTCAAGTTTACTAAAACAGATCGTGGTCGTGCAGTAATGGAACGTTTCGTCCGTCAAGTAGTTGCTGCTCAAGCCTTGAGTGATCGATATGCAGTAGCGGAACAAGACATTATTAAAGACTTATCGGTAGATCCTAGCAAATTCTGGCAAGATCCCGAAAAAGCGTATGTTGATTTTAAGGAGTTAACTCGAGTCATGTTCAATGACCTTGCCCATGCTCGTGGTATCCTTGGCGATACACCAATACATACCATAGACAGTATTCCAATAGGAGATAAGTCTGACCCATTCCCTTACCGTGATAACGAGATCCTGTACCTGAACATGCTAGACGAACAAGGTGCTTTGAACAAAGATACTTACGTCCAAATGACAGCTAGTCAAGCACGAGCAGCAGAACTGCCTGCCCAATTGTGGCAGAACATGCCGCCTAACAGTCCCATAAAAGTAAAGTACAGTCAGCTAAGGTAGGATTAATCCATGGCACAGCTACCATCGCAAGTAATGGGGCAGCAAACTCAAGAAGAAGAGAGTGACGAGTTTACTCCTGAGATGCTGCAAGCCCAACTAGAGGGTCTTGAGTATAGTGCTCCGGTTGCTGCGCCACAGCCTACTATGAGCATGGAATATACACCTAGGTCTGCCCGTTTTACGGGGGCTAACGTAGGTGATCCTGTGATTGGTGCTCGTTTTCCAAGCGTATTGGAAAAGTACGTCGTCAAACCGATAGAAACAGTTACTCGTGCCACCGGCATAGAAGATGTTGCTATGGGTATAAACGAAGCTCTGGCTTACCTGCCAGATGCTGCAATCAATACAATTTCCCGTGGGATAGAAGCTTCCGGTCTAGCACCGGAAGGTAGCATCGACCGCGACATACTGTTGCGTATTTTCAACTCAGGTGATTACGAAGCCCAACAAACAATCATCCCGTACATCTTGTCTTACGGTAAAGGTGAGAACATAGGTACAACCGAGGGGTTTGGTACTTATGGCCGCGAAGCAGGCAAGATGATGGCTATGGCTGCTCCTTTTGCAGGTATGACCCAACGTGCCGCTAGCCTAACTCCTAAGGCTAATATCATTTCCAAAACGGGAGAAGATTTAACTTCCATTGCAAACAACCCTAATCTTGGAAACCGTGTACGCGAAGTAATGATAGCTCCGTATCGGACATCTCCAGGAGCCGCTACCGGAATAGAATTAGGTGTTTCGGGTATCAGTGGCATAGGTATGCAAGCAGAACAAGATTTGTTTGGTACGCAGACCGGAGCCGGTGGCCTACTACCCTTGGCTCCCGCAGGATTATGGTATGTGGCTAAAAACCTACCCACGCCTACTATAGTGCGCAACGCTTTCAACTGGATAAAAGGAAAAGCAGAGCCTGTTACTTTAGCTGTAACAGAGGAAGCTGACTTTATCCTTGGTAACGCAACAGCAACGGAAGGGGTAACAGGTGAGCGAGCTTTGCGTGGCATCAACCAAGAGATACAGTCTTTTTCTGCCACCGACGAAGGCATCCAAAACTTAGCCCAAGCATCCCAAATAGAAACAACTTTTGCTCCTTACATGGGTGAAGGTGAATCCATTTTGTTTAGCCCTGCCGAAAGACTACAGTCGCCTAACCTAATAGCTACCGAAACAGGTGCCGTGGAACGTGGGTCTGCTCAGTTTAATCAGTTGAATAATCAACGCAAAAACAGAGCGTTGGGTGCAGCACAGAACTACATCAACAGTAACTTTTCTGGTACTGGGATTGACGATGTCCCGCTGTACATCATCGACCAAGCTAGTGGTAATTACCAAACTACTATTAACGGAATAGATGCAGAGCTAAACGGAATAACCGATTCTTTCTCCCTTTGGGCTAATGCTAGAACAGGGGTGTATCCGGAGTATGGTAGTCGACAAGTGGCTAGAACAGGTCAGCAGATCCGTGCTGCTATTATAGAAGGTCACAACCAAGCCAAAACCGATGCCCAAAATCTTGCTACAAAAATGGGTATAAACGAAACAGACGAAATACTAGACCCAACCACGTTCCGTGATTCCAGAATGAGGATGCGTCGTTCTTTCCAAAACGCTAACGGGACAGAAGCATTGGATTACGCAGGTCTGCCTAGTCAAGTAAGAGCATATATAGATAACCCTAATGAGATGTTGAGCTTTCAAGAATGGAAGGGGTTTCGTGACCAGGTCAGCTCGGCTATCGGTGCTGCCGCAGCAAAAGGCAATAAAACTGATGTACGAAACTTGGCTATTCTTGCCGATGAGCTAGACGACGTTGCCAAAAACTTTGGGCAAGTGAACGATAACTTTGAACAGTTCCGTGGTTGGTATAATCAAAACGTGATTGAGCCTTACGAGCGTTACGGCACACTCCGTGTGCGTAGTGCAGGAGCAGGTAGCACACCAGAAAACCCTGTCTACGTTATCCCAGATGAGCAGGTTGCCCAATCGTTTTTAGAAAACAGTAATACCGTAACCGAGTTTGTTAACCTGTTTGGTGACGACCCACGGATGATGAACAACATTGGTGCTATGATTTTAGACGATGTACGCAACAAAACATACTCACCTAGTAAGGGCGTGTTCGACCCAGATAAATTGAACACCTACATAAACCAGAACGCTGCCAAGCTAGAGGGGTTAGAGATTGGTGGTGTGCCTGTTATAGACCAATTACGGGATACCCAACGGTTAATCCAACAGAGTGTGCAACGCCAAGCAGAGTTGACTGCTCGTCGAACGGCTATCGAAAAGAACCAACTGTACCAAACATTAGCTAAAAACGGCGAGAACCCAGAAAAGGTTTTAGAAGCTGCTATTCAAAACCCAAGCCTGATGAACGAACTGCGTACCGAGCTTACCGCAGGGTTGTCTGGTGCAGCCAAGCAACAAAGGGAAAAGACATTACGCCGTGGTGTGTGGGAGGTGGTTACCAGAAAACAACCGAATTACGCGGAAAGTCCAGAAACGTTTATCAAATTTTTGGACCAGAACCGTCGATCTTTGGAAGTAGCTTTCGGCCAAGAACACTTAGATAATTTATTGTTAGCAGGGGAGACCTTCCGCAGGTTACAGACGACAGGTGAATTAAACAGGGGTGCGCAAATAACACCGGAAAGTTTAATAGGCGAAGGTGGTGCCCTCGAGGCTCTTACGGGCACGTCGTTACGGTCGTTAAGTACATTAGCAAGGGCAACAGCCGAAGGCCGTATATCTGGCTTGTCTGCTTTGGGTTATGTGGTTAGTCGTGCGGTAGGCAGGAATAGTAGTCTACGGACCGATGCCATTCTGCGAGAAATGATATTCGACCCAGAAATAACTGCTCTATTAACAGGTACACCTAGAGGAGGTACCCAAATGCTCCCCGCCACTAAGCGTAGGCTCAACGCGTGGTTGTTTGCTAATGGAATCAATTACTCTATAGAAGACCAACTGCCAACAGGGGAAGGTGAGCGGTCTGTCTCGGTTGACTTACCTGTCAGCGGACCGGCGGTACCAACGGGGCCAGCTCCTGGGATGGATCCTAACCTGTTGCGTATGCAAGGGTTACCAAGACAACCAGACTCTAATGCTGTAGATGCTAGCCGTTTGCCACCTAACCGCACTGCTCCGGCTCCGGCTGCAACACCGGCTCCGGCGGCGGCTCCACCACAAGCGGCGACACAAACACCAACGGCTAGTGAGCTGTTTCCCTTTGATCCTACCCTATCTGCAATAGAGCGGCGGCGCGGACAACCACAGGGCATTGCTTCCTTAGCCTAAACTATCCACTGCTTGTAGTCTTCTGCCATGACCTGCGTACTGATATCTATCTTGTTACGCAGGGCTTGCAGGACTTTTTCGTCTAGGGTGTTTTCCACCACTAAATCTATGTAGGTTACTTTGTTGGTCTGGCCGATACGGTGGGCACGGTCTTCGGATTGGAGGCGCACCTCTAGGTCGTAGCCGTTGGAGTAGTAGATAACAGTATTGGCCTCGGTAAGCGTTAAGCCATAACCGCCGGTGCGTGGTTGACCAACAAAAAAGCGCAGAGGGTTAGCAGGATCTTGGAAGTTTTCCACAATGTCTTGGCGCTCTTCGGTGGGTGTTTCACCGTAAAACAGGGCAACACTTTCTGTGCCGTAGACTTTTTTCAACGCGTCGCCTATGAGGTGCAGGTCGTGGGTAAAATTACCCCAGATAATAACCTTGCCATCGATTTCCTCTATGGCAGACATCAGCTCGGTAAGTTTGTTACTTGGCACGGTGACCACGCGGTCGTCTTCTAGTTTTGCAAAACCAGAACACACTTGTTGCAAGCGCAACATCTGGGTTAAGACGGTACTTGCAGTAACCAAACCCTCGCCTTGGATAATGGCTAGGGCGTTGCGTTTCATTTGTTCGTAAAGGATGGCTTGCTCTTTAGTTAGCTCTACGGTGCGCTTGGTGTATACCTTGTCGGGTAAGTCTAAGCAATCTTCTTTGCGCACTCTAAAACTAAACGGTTCTATTATGCCGTTAAGCTCGTCTAAATTTTGATAACCTACTATTTTGTTAAACGAGTGGGCACCCATCGTAGTGCGAACCAATTTGGCGTACCGGCTTTGGAATGTCCAAAAACTGCCGTGGCCTAGGGCGCTGTCCTCTAAAAATTCGCACTGGGTAAACAAATCCAAAGGAGACTTGGTAACCGGAGATCCGGTTAGGATCCTGCGGTAGGGAGACTTCCGTGCTAGTTTCAACAGGTTTTTTGTGCGACCTGCGTCTTTAGATTTTATGGTGGTGCTTTCGTCCACGGCTAAAAGAGCTTTATGACAAAACAAAAACTTACCTGCTATATCCACCCCCCGCTTGCTAGAAAAGGCTTCCACGTTCATAACGAAGATTTGCAAGTCGTCGCTAACCTCGAACAACGTAGCTAGCTCTTTTTCTTTCTTTTTTGTTTTTTCTGGTGACCACGCCACGATGTTCACTTTTACATGGTCGGGCAGGTGTGTGGGCAGCTCTTTACGCTCCCAGTTTTTGTACACCCCTTTGGGTGCAACAATTAACGCTCCGGTAATACGGCCTTTGTCATACAGCATAGACATATTATCTATAAGCACCTTAGACTTTCCGGTGCCCATATCCATGAAGAACGCAAAAAAGGGTTTATCCCATGCCTTTTCCAAAGCATCAAGCTGATGTTGGTACGGCTTGTACTTGAATCTGTATCGCATTGTTTTTTCCTCACCCACCTTTCTATTAGGGTACGGTAAGTATAGGTGTAGGGCGGCAGCAGAACAACTCTTGTTTGGTCTAATTGTAACAGCTTTACATAATAGGAGTAAAAGTCGGATGTACTAAAATTAGTTTTTTAACAATTTCCGATATACAATATACAATATCACTCAGTTGTTCACTTCTTTCGTGTTCGCGCGGCAATTTATGAATTATTTTCAAGCACTTACGTTCGCGAATTTCGACCTATTATGTAAAGTGGTTTACTGAAATATATTGGAGCAAAAACGAGTTTGCTATTTTTTATCTTTGGGCTACTATAACTACCCCTTTGCAATAAAGGGTATACCAATTAACTCATGTGGAGAAAGACATGACCGTTTACATAACGCAAGAAGTGCGTGGCCGAGACATTACAGACGCTAGTACCTTTGGCGATCTTGAAATACTTATCCCCGCAGAGGAGCAAGCAGCTTGGTCTACCCAACCTGCTATTCGCAAGATTAACCGCAAGCTATCCAAGTTTAACGACCAAGACTACATATTACTTGCCGGTGACCCTGCGATTATTGCTCTTTCGGCTGCTATTGCTAGTAGGCATAACAATGGCAGATTCAAAATGCTTAAGTGGGACAGGCAGCTTGCCAAATACCTCCCCTTAGAAGCAGACCTTTACCATAAAACAGGAGACCCTACCGATGGTTGATTTTGAGCAAGCGGCGGGAGAACTTTCTTCTGTTGACGAACAAGGCCTCAGCAAGGTTAGCAGCCTAGCTAGAACCCAACAAACCTTAGAGTTACGCATTGCCGAACTCGAGGAAGAAGTAAAAGAAACTAAAAAGGCACTCCGCTCTATTTCCGAGGACCAACTACCTGCTGCTATGTCGGAGTATGGCATATCCAAGTTGGAATTAGCTGACGGGTCTAGTGTTTCTGTAGGTAAGTTCTACAGTGCTAGCATCCCCAAAGATAAAACCGACCAAGCGTTCAGTTGGTTAGTGGATAACGGCTTTGGTGATTTAATCAAAAACCAAGTGGCTACTAATTTTGTGCGTGGGCAAGAGGAGCAAGCCGAACTGTTTGCGCGAGACCTCGAGCAGAAAGGTATGGCAGTCAGCACTAAAAAGTGGGTAGAACCCATGACACTTAAGGCGTTTGTAAAAGACCAAACCGAGAAAGGGGCTAACATCCCCGCTGACATGTTTGGCTTGTTTATAGGCGAAAAAACAAAAATCGTAACTCCCAAGAAAGGAATATAACCATGACTAAAGAAGTAGCAACTAAAACAGATGCCCTGCCTACTGTGTACGAGGGTTTTGAAGAGTTTGGCGACCTAGGCTTTAGCGAAGTAACCAGCGAAGACCTTGCCATCCCATTCCTGCGTATTCTGCAAGCCATGTCACCACAGAAAAATAAGCGTGACGGTGCTTATGTAGAAGGTGCCGAGGAAGGTATGTTCTTTAATACTGTACTTAACGAAGTGTACAACGGCGAGGAAGGTGTCCAGCTTATTCCCTGCCACTACAGCCGTAGGTTTGTAGAGTGGAAGCCCCGCGAACAAGGTGGTGGTTACGTTCAGGCGTATGAGCCAACCGACCCCATTGTAGCAACCACCCGCAGGGATGAGCGTACCCACCAAGATATGCTGCCCAATGGCAACTATCTCCAAAATACTGCACAGTTTTTTGTACTTGTATTACACCCAGAACTCGGCCCACAACGTGCATTGATTACGATGACCAGTACCCAGTTGAAGAAAGCCCGTAAATGGATGACCCAAGCCCAGTCTTTAACAGCCAAGGGTGCCAAGGGTGTGTATATCATGCCGTTGATGTCCCAAGTGTACCGTGCTAAAACAGTCCACGAGCAAAACGACGAAGGTTCGTGGTTCGGTTGGGATATCACACGCGAGCGTGGTTTAAACCCACAAGACCCAGACGATGCAACCCTGTTTGATATGGCAATGGCGTTTGCTAAATCTGTAAAAGCAGGTGAGGTACAGGTCAAAGAACAAGAAGCGGCGAAGGTTGATGCTTCGGACGATGACCTTACCCCAGAAGAATTTGACGATGGTGTCATGTAAGAACAGTAGTAGGGGTTGATCGCCCTAAAACTGCGGGATCCCCTTTGCATTTACAGGGGGGATCCCACCTTTTACTACTGGAGGCAGTATGACACTAGCACACGAATTTTATGAGTTATTCAAAGGCAGCGACATAGCCCACGGGACTTATGTTGTTAGTACCACCCGCGACCGCGACGGCAAGAAACAAGGCACAGCAAAAGTTATACGCGAGCCAACCACCGCCGACATGTGGGAAGAGCATTTAAAAGGTGGAACCGGCCTTGGTATTATCCCTATCAACAGCGAGAACCTTTGCCGTTGGGGCGCAATAGATATAGACCAGTACGACGTAGTCCAAAAAGATTTAGTAACCACCCTCCGCGCCAACAAGATACCCGCCGTAGTGGGGAGAACAAAGAGTGGTGGGGCGCACGTCTGGATATTTTTAACAGAAGCCATCCCCGCAGAGGAAGTCCAGCGCAAGATGGCAGAGCTCAGTGCGGCGTTAGGCCACTCTGGGTGTGAGATCTTCCCCAAGCAGTCCACCATTCTTGTAGAGCGAGGCGACACAGGTAACTTTTTGAATATGCCGTACCACTCGGGTGATAAATCCACCCGCTACGGTTACGACGACGATGGCGTAGCTTTAACCCCAGAGCAGTTTATAACCTACGCCAAAGACTTTGTTACCACTCCTGCTAAGTTCCGCAAGCTGAACATGTCCTTTGGCACTAAGGAAGGTATCTTAGAAGAGGGTCCTCCCTGCTTACAACACTTATGCAGTAAAGGATTTGGTGAAGGTTCGCGGAACAATGCCCTATTCAACTTAGGTGTGTATGCTCGCCTGTACGACGAGGACAACTGGGAAACGCTACTCCAACGCTACAACATGGATTACCTACACCCGCCCCTAGGCCACAGCGAGGTAGGTACAATAATCCGGCAGCTAAAAAAGAAAGAGTATTTTTACAAGTGCGAAGACCAACCCATAAAGCCCTTTTGCGACAAAGCTGTTTGTAAAAGACGCAAGTATGGTGTCGGGCCGACGGGTGTGACCAATGACCTTTCCAGTCTTACTAAAATCGATGGCGACCCACCTATCTGGATTCTTAACGTGGATGGCAACCGTGTAGAACTGAGTACTAATGCGCTGACTAGCCAAAACTTTTTTCAAAAAGAATGTGTGTCGCAAATCAACAGGTTCCCTGTTACGGTAAATCAACGGGCGTGGCAGACAACAATTCAGTTATTGTTGGACAATTTAACTATAGTAGAAGTCCCACCGGATGCTACTATTAAAGGAGAATTTGAAGACCTGCTCCATGCTTTTGCTTGTGACAGAGCTAAAGGTGAAGAGCGCGAAGACATTTTGCAAGGGGTTGCTGTCTGGGTTGACGATAAGGTGTGGTTCCAAGTAAAAGACTTGAAAAAGCACCTGCACGTGAACGACTTTAACCACTACACGTCCAACAAGATTACTTTGCGGCTGCAAGACCTGCAAGCCGAAAAGATGTTTTGGCGGGTACGGGGCAAGGGAGTGCATGTCTGGTCTTTACCACAGGATTACTTCCAAGAGTATGAAGAGTCCATTCCGTTACCTGAGCTACCAAACGAAGGCATTCTTTAGTGAATATTATTCTAGGACCTCCCGGAACAGGTAAAACCACTAAACTGTTGTCCTTGGTAGAAGAGTATTTAGAAAAGGGTGTGCCGCCGGATCGTATTGGCTACTTTGCTTTTACACGCAGGGCAGCGGAAGAGGCGGTATCCCGAGCGATGAAGAAGTTTAGTCTTAATAAGTTAGACCTCCCTTATTTTAGAACGCTCCACAGTCTGGCTTTTTTACAAGCCGGACTGACCCACTCTCAAATTATGAACCCTGCCAAGTACCAAGAGATTGCCGATTGGTTAAAGATAGGTAAGTTTTATTCCGGACCGCAGATAGATCAAGGCCCATACAAAGACTTTGGTTACGGGGACAAGTTTTTAGAAATAATCAACATGGCGCGTATCATGCGCCAACCTTTGCGTAAACTATACAACGACAGTATTGTCCCCCGTAAAACCGATTGGGAACGTGTAGACTATGTTCAGCGTGGGTTAAACCATTGGAAAGAGCAAAACAGTTTGTACGATTACACCGGAATGCTCGAGCTGTTTTTGAAAAGAGAAGCTGCTCCCAAGTTAGAGGTGGTGTTCATAGACGAAGCCCAAGACCTTTCTCCCATCCAATGGGAGATGGTTGCTTTGCTGCAAAAGAACAGTAAGATTTGTTATGTCGCCGGTGATGACGACCAAGCTATCTTCCGGTATGCAGGGGCAGACGTAGAACACTTTGTAAACCTACAGGGCAATGTCACCCTGCTCAACAAGAGCTATCGCATTCCGCATTTACACCACACCCTAAGCAAACAAGTGATTGAGCGGGTCGTTGGTCGCAGACCTAAGAGCTTTACCCCTAAAGATGAGCAGGGTGTTATTAACTGGTACCGTCACTCGGAGGAGGTAAACATCTCCCAAGGAGAATGGTTGTTATTAAGTAGGACAACCAAGGGTGCGCAACAGATAGAAGAGCAGGTCAGGCGGCGGGGGCATTTGTATTCGTTTAACGGTAGCCGCAGTATAGATAGCCGTGTTTTAGAAGCTGTCCGCTTGTGGGAAAACTTACGCGAAGGGGCCAGATTACCCGCCGAGCATGTCCGGTTGGTGTACCAACAAATGATGCTCCACACCCAGATAGCCTACGGGTGTAAAACAATGCCCGACGGTGAAGATAGTGTGTTCTACAGTCTTGCAGACTTACAACAATCCCACGGGTTATTGCACAGCCTACCTTGGGATAAGGGCATGGGTAAGATAACAGACCAAGACAAGGGCTACATTAAAGCCTGTCTCCGTAAGGGGGAAAAGTTATTAGAAGAACCTCGCATTCGTATATCCACCATTCATTCTTCTAAGGGTGCGCAAGCAGATAACGTCTTACTCCTTACCGATACTATGACCAAGCCCTATTCTATGTGGCGTAATATGCCCCACCATGACGAAGACGAGGCGAGGGTTTTTTATGTTGGCCTAACCCGAGCAAAGCAGAACCTGCATTTAATCCACCCCATGTCTAGTAAGGGTTATTCCCTACCCTGTTGAGGAAGCTATGCCACCCCTTTTTGAAATAAACCCACCCTACCAGTATCAAACATTAGAACGCCAAGACCTGCCCGAAGGTCGAAGGTACGTCTGCGGGGACCAAAAGCTCCCTAGTGTTACCACCATTCTAGGGGAGACCAAAGAAGATAAAGAATCTCTTCTTAAATGGGTTGAGCGGGTAGGCCAAGCCGAGGCTGACCGCATCCGCGACGACGCTGCCCAAGTAGGTACTTATATGCACCTTGTTATAGAGGAGATGTTAGCCGACCGACCTTTGCCTGTCCCAACCGATTGGCAAATGATTCAGGGCTACAGCATGGGCTACAAGTTAATCCATACTTACTTTAAGTATTTGAACGAGGTCTGGGGCAGCGAAGTCATGCTCTATTATCCTGATAAATACGCAGGAACCACAGACTTGGTGGGTGTTTACAGGGATAAACCTTGCATCGTAGACTTCAAACAGAGCAATAAACCTAAGCGGCGTGAATGGATTGAAGATTATTTTTGCCAACTGGCTGCATATGCTCTGGCTCATAACGAGCTGCACGGAACAGACATAGACCACGCCATTATTCTCATGGCAGTGAGGGATGGTACTACCTCGGAGTTTGGTGTGTATGGCAAAGAGTTCCAAAAATATAAGGATATGTGGTTACGCAGGGTTGACCAGTTCTACAAAGGCTTGAACAAACAAGAGTAACAAAGGCTTATCAAAACACACAGTTGACACTACACTGGCGTTGCCATTAAATAATACTTATGGAGTAAAGCATGGCAACCCAGAAAATAAAGTACATGGACAAGCATACGCTTACCCAGATCAACCAAACGGCTATACAGTTAGATCTTAGCCACTGGGTTGACCCCGAGTTGTTAGAACAGTTAGAAGAAAACCACAATTTTCCGGTAGCTAAGATAGTAAACCTACCAGACGACGGTGTTGTAATAACTGTTTTAGTGGGGCTGACCGAGTACGTAGAAGTTGAAATGGAGTATAGCTCGTTTATAACTACTTTTTTAACCTTGCCGGAAACAACGGTAAATATATCTTCCCCAACAATACATTAACTCACAGAAAGGAGTTCCACATGGCACACCAAGTAGAAACAATGGCCTACGCTAACCAAGTCCCTTGGCATGGTTTAGGTAACGCAGTCGATTCCACAATGACCCCACAGGAAATGCTTATCGCAGCAGAAATAGACTGGACAGTTAGCAAGCGTCCGGCGTACACTGTAGACAAGCCCGACTGTTGGAATATAGTCGACCCAACTGGCGAGGCTAGTTTTATCCGCGCACCAGACCAACACTTCCTAGTCCGCGACAGCGACAACAAAGTCCTGTCCAACTGTGGTGAAAGTTATGTGCCGTTCCAGAATGCAGAAGTTATGTCGTTCTTCAAAAAGTTTACCGAAGCAGGTAACATGACTATGGAAACGGCGGGTAGCTTAAAAGGAGGCAAGGATGTTTGGGGCTTGGCTAAGATTGCCAAAGGATTCACCCTTGCAGGGGGTGACGAAGTCGAAGGCTACCTCCTGCTCAACAACAGCCACCAAGTAGGCAAAGCGATGACCATTATGTTCACGCCCATACGAGTGGTGTGTAACAATACCCTGACTATGGCACTAGGACAGCAAGGCAACAAGTTCCGTGTGTTGCATCTACAAATGTTCGACGAGGAAATACAACGCGCAGCCGAGGAAGCCCTAGGCTTGTCCGGTAACCAAATGCAAGCGTTCCAAGAGCAGTCCCAGTTCTTAGCTAAGAAAAAGGCTAAAGGCGACCAGTTAGATAACTTCATTGCGGAGCTATTCCAACCCAATGCGCTGATAGAGCGTGGCAAAGCTGCTGACATTAGCAAGCTGCCGCCGCTGCGCGATGAGTTCAAACACACAGCACAAATGGTACGCGACGCAGTTGACCTTAGTCCCGGAGCAGGGTTAGAATCTGCTAAGGGAACATGGTGGGGCGCACTCAATGCGGTGACCTACATAGTGGATCACCAGAAGCGTTCCCACGAGCAAGGCAACGCTCTGCACAGTGCGTGGTTCGGTAGCGGTGCAAATACCAAACGCCAAGCGTTGACTAAAGCACTGGAGTACGCTAAAGTAGCTTGATAAAATACTTCTTGTTCGGGGCAAGGTTCATTACTATAATGAACCTTGCCTTATTCCATAGAAAGGGATCCCATGTTCTACGCAATTTGTGAAAACGCCACAGGCTATCAACTGCTTGCTTTTGAGAATCTGCAGATAGCCAACCAATGTCCTGCCATAAACCACAAGTCTATTGTGTATCGAGGCAACAACCCCGATAACTTGCTTAAACACTACTCTTTTGAAAGATTGCATTCGGTGTGGCAAGCTATCGGCAAACCCATGTCTTTTGTAAACCAACAACAATTAGTTGAAACCCTGCACGATTTTGTAGATACTAAAGCTGTTGTTTGGACACCCCCAGTGGAGGAATCAATGACCCAACCCGAACAAGTAACCCAACCCGTAGAAAAGAAAGTTGAAACCCGTAAACGCTTTGACCCAAAACTTTCTATTGTCCCACTGCTAGCCGAGCCACCTATCCGGCAGGGTACTAATCGGCACCGCAACATGGTCGTAGTTATGAATAGCCCAACCGTGGGCGAAGCAATGACTCTCCTACGCGCTTTGCAGCCTTCTCCCGGAGGTGGCACCGATATACAGATCGCCATCGACCACGGAGCCATTGAACTAAAATAAGGAACCTAACATGACCGAAGCTATAGAAAGTTTTTTCGGTTGGATAAAAGAGCGGCACCAAATCTACCTGAACAGGGCGGCGGGTAACCCCCCGCCTTGGACAGCTGATCCTATCTTAGCCAACTACAAGTTCACTAACCCTTTTCGCGAGAACGACAGGGTAACCGTTTGGATGCGCAAAAACTGGACTAACCTACAAGACCGAAGACCTGCCGAGCAGATAGTGTTCAACACTTGTTTGTTTCGCATGGTTGGCACTACAGAGTTTGCAGAAGAGCACGGTTGGGTAACCGACTGGAACCCAGAAGAAACCAAGCGCCTGATAGAGCAACGCATTGCTCGCAAGCAAAGAACCTTCACCGGAGCTTATATAATCACTAACCAAGGACTCAAGTTACCAAAGTCTGAGGTAGTAGTCGACAAATTCCTTACCCCTATCTGGGAAGACCGCACCAAGATTACCAAAAGTATACAAGAAAACCGAAGCCTAGAACTGACGCACAAAATGTTAGGACAATATAAAGGTTGGGGAGGCGGGGGTTTTATGGCTTATGAGGTAGTTACCGACCTCAGCTACACGCCTGTCTTACATTGGCCTTATGACAAGTTCACATGGGCAAACGCCGGTCCTGGAGCAATACGCGGATTGAACCGTATCCACCAACGTGACCTTAAAAAATCTCTTAACTCAAAGCAAGCCAACGACGAGATGGTTGATCTACTGTGTGTAGCAAGACGTCATTTAAAAGATTCATGCGTTCCTGTTTTAGATGTAGACATGCGCACCATAGAGCATAGCCTGTGCGAGTGGGACAAGTATGAAAGAGTGCGCCTAAAACAGGGCACACCACGGAGCCTGTTCCGTGTGGAGCAAGCAACAACAAAGACACCTGTTATAGGAGCTGTCAACTAATGAAAATACTCATGACCCTGTTCGACATCCAAGATTATGGCGGTATTATCAACCACGCGGAGAACCTAGCAGCAGGTTTTGTCAAGCTAGGCCACACTGTAGACTTTGTCAAGCTGTGCCCTAAAAAGAAGTTTGGTGTTACCCGTGGACCAAAACCAGAGGTGTTAGCAGAGTACCGCAAGCACGGCACAGGATTGTTCTTCCATCAGGCTAGGGGATGGTGGTGGCCTAACGAGAACAAAGTGGCTTACCTAGACCCTAACGAGCGAGCTAAGTTCAAAAACAAATGCAGCGGGTACGACTTCGTCCTGTGGCATATCCCTGTGCCTACCGTCAACAAAGAAAACGCCGCCGTTAACGAATGGCTAGACTTGTACAACAGCGGGACTAAAAACATAGCCATCATACACGATGGTAACCTGCCCGAACTGTACCCGCATCTGGCTTGGGTTGGGCATCATTTTCACGCGATGGTTTGCGTACACGAGTCTGCGTATCACAGTGCGGAGTGTATTGCTATACCCCGCAAAATGATTGTAAACCCCTTTGACCTAACTAATGCGGTGCCTATGTCGAAGTTTGAAACCCGTGCCGGATTTTGTGCAGTGCAGGTATTCAAAGCATGGAAGCGGGTAGATACGTTAATCCGTGCCATACCACACCTAAAAACAAAAGAACCTAAGCGAGTAGGCGGCGCAGGGATAGAGTACCGCTACATGACTAGCCAAGAAAAATGCAAACCTAAGTATTTTGACGCAACCGGTGACCGTATCTGGGACAAAGCCCTGCGTCACGGCATGGAGTATGTAGGCACCATCCCTACTGATATGCACTACCACCTCCTGCGGGACAGCAAGCTACAGATAGACCCCAGTTGGTCTAAAAAGTATTCGGCCTTTGGTGCGCATTTTAATCGTACAACTATGGAAGCCATGATTTGCGGAGCGGTGCCTGTGGCAACCGACCTAGGTATGAACAACAGCAAGGTGTTCACGGCGGGCGTCAACTACATAGAGGTACCTGCCGCAGCAACCCCCCAAGAGTTTGCCGACATAATCGACAATGGCTTAACCGATAGCAACCAATGGACAACCATTGCTAACAACAATGTCACGGCTGTCCAACGCTTTGCCGATACCGCCGTAGCCCAAGAGTACATAGACCTAGCCAACAGCACACAAGGCTGTGCGACAGGAAAGGAAACAAAACAATTACAGGAAAAGTGCCATAAGAAGTTAGAATTTTTTGGTATTTGGCAAGCAGCAATGGGAGTACAAGAATGACACACACTATACGAGCAAGAAACGTAAGCGAGGCTTTGTATATTGCCAAGCAAGGGATCGAAGCAATGGGAGTACAAGTACAGACCCGCAATGGTCCCGTGTTAGAGTTCCCTACTCCGGTAGTTACTACTTACACGCATTCCAGAGAACGAGCCTTGTTCTACCCAGAGCGGGACGCCAACCCTTTCTTCCATTTGATGGAAGCCTTTTGGATGCTCGCCGGACGTAACGACGTCAAATGGATCAACCAGTTCAACGGTAGGATAAACACCTACAGCGACGATGGTGTTTCTTTCCACGGAGCTTACGGTTACCGATGGCGCAATTGGTTTGGTAAAGACCAACTCAAGTTAGCTATGCATCGCTTGACTACTTACCCTAACGACCGCCGGACAGTGGTTAGTATGTGGGATGCTAACCATGACCTAGTAACCACCAACGATGGCAAAGACTACCCCTGCAACACCCAGATTTTTTTCCAAGTCCGGGACGAAACACTTAACATGACTGTGGTAAACCGCAGCAACGATATGATCTGGGGTGCATACGGTGCTAATGCCGTACATATGTCGGTGTTGTTGGAATACATGGCGCAGATGCTTGGTTTACATGTGGGGCACTATGTGCAGTTTTCAAACAATCTACACGCCTATGTAGAGGTATTAGACAAGCTGCAAGGTATGCAACCACAGTACAGCAACTACGAACTCGTAGACGACTCTATTGTGCTCTACCAACCACCTAATTTAGTTGACGACCCAACAACCTTCGATCAGGAGTTAGAGTTGTTCATGCATGACGGGTCAAGCGACCATGAGTACAGAAACAGGTATATAGCCGAGACCGCCGTGCCTATGTATCAAGCGTGGCAACAGTGGAAAGGTAAGGATAAGGAAGGGGCGTTTTTCACAGCAATGTGCATAGAAGACAAAGCATGGCGTAAAGCCTGTACCGAATGGTTTGAGAGGAGACTGTAACATGGACAACAATTACTACGCATCAGTACCAGACAAAGCAACTTATACGAGCTTCATGGAGACGTGCCAACAAGTAGCCGACATGGACGTGTACAAACTCCACCAAGCTGAGCAAAGCTACGGCGACAGTTGGAAAAAGCGCGGAGGCATTGGTGCTTTTATGATGCTAGCCCGTAAGTGGGACAGGCTAGAAAAGCAAGTGTCCGAGCAAGGGTGGGACATCTTTGCCGCTTGCACTAAAGACCAAAGAGACGAAGGCGTAATCGACGACATCCGCGACCTGCGCCGTTATCTCACCCTTGTTGAAGCGGAGCTTGTATCCAAACAAAAATGACCAGTTTAGATACCGAAGTAATCGCTGTTTGTGAATGCGGCAAGGAGCAAAAAACCAAGACGTACCGGTCACTCAAAAACAAGTGGCCGATATGTTCTTGTAAGCAGCCCATGAAAATTAAAAAGGATGACCGGAATGCAGATCCCAATGTTCCAACCACCAACTGAGTGGGTTATGCCCGACGGTTACCCCGACCTTAGTTCTGCCAAACAAGTAGCAATAGACTTAGAAACCAAAGACCCGAACCTCATGACTATGGGGGCAGGATGGGCACGAGGCGACGGGCATATTATCGGCATAGCAGTAGCCGTGGACGGCGATCAATGGTACTTTCCTATTAGGCATGAGTTTGGTCCAAACTTTGACCCAGCAATGACACTACGGTGGGTACAAGATGTTGTCTCGGTGGATAGGAATTACATTTTCCATAACGCTCCTTACGATGTTGGGTGGCTGCTCCGCGAGGGTGTCAAAGTGCATGGAAGAATCATCGACACAATGGTTATTGCACCTTTGCTCGACGAAAACAGATTCTCCTATGCACTTAATTCCCTTGGAAGGGACTACTTATCCGACCGAAAATCCGAAGTTCATCTTAGAGAAGCAGCGGCTAGTTTTGGAGTTAATCCAAAATCCGAAATGTACAAACTCCCTGCTGCCCATGTGGGAGCCTACGCCGAACAAGATGCCGCCCTTACTTTGCGGTTATGGAACCATTTCGAACCCCTAATAATACAAGAAGATATAGGCGACATCGTAGACTTAGAGCTACGCATCACGCCTATCATCATTGCCATGCGGATGCAGGGCGTAAACGTCGACCTAGACAAAGCTGAGCGCGTTAAGCAAGACTTACTAAAACGCGAGGCCGCTTTGGTCAAAGAAGTCAAACGCATCACCGGAGTAGAAGTGGACATCTGGGCGGCGGAAAGTGTAGCCAAAGCCTTTGACAAATTAGGGTTACCGTACCCCAAAACGGAAAAGACCCAAGCGCCGTCATTTACAAAAGGGTTCTTAGTGAACCATGACCACAGCGTAGCGCAAATGATTGTCCAAGCGCGGGAGTACCAAAAGGCGCGTGGTACTTTTATAGACGCCATACTAAAGCACGAGATAAACGGTAAAATCCACGCCGAGCTACACCCCCTCCGCAGCGACGACGGCGGCACTGTCACGGGGCGGTTCAGTTATAGCAACCCTAACTTGCAGCAGATTCCTGCTCGCCACCCAGAACTCGGACCACTTATACGCAGCCTATTCCTACCAGAAAAAGACTGTCTGTGGGGCGCTTTCGACTACTCTAGCCAAGAACCCCGCATAGTGGTGCATTACAGTAAGTTGATGGGCTTTAGAGGCGCGGCAGACTTTGCACAGCAGTACCAAGCAGACCCACGGACGGACTTCCACCAATTGGCGGCAGATATCGTAGGCGTACCGCGCAAGCAAGCAAAGGACATCAACCTTGGGCTGTTCTACGGCATGGGCACAAAAAAGCTCGCCGCAAGCCTCGGCTTAGAATACGAAGATGCCCAAGAATTGTTTGCTACTTACCATGCCAAAGTCCCTTTTGTACGAGAGTTAAGCGACCACTGCATTAGGCGGGCAAGTCAGCGGGGGGTTATAAGAACCCTTTTAGGACGCCGCTGTAGGTTTGACAAATGGGAACCTACCCGCTACGGTAGTTGGAAACCTATGACTTACCAAGATGCTTATGCAGAGCATGGTCCTGGGATCAAACGGGCATTTACCTACAAAGCTCTCAACAAGTTGATACAAGGTAGCGCAGCCGACCAGACCAAGGCTGCAATGGTCGCCCTTTACGAGGAAGGCATAATACCAATGGTACAGGTACACGACGAGTTAGACGTATCCGTCCACAGCGAGCAGCAAGCCAAACAAATAGCCGAGATAATGGAGACCTGCGCACAACTAGAAGTTCCCTCCGTAGTTGATGCAGAATTTGGACCAAACTGGGGGGAAGCAAAACAAACCTTCACGGAGAAGCCATGGACACGCGGACTCAAACACAAACACACAACAATGATGGAGTAGCTACCCTAGCCGTGCTGCATCGTAAACTCAAAGGGGGGTATGTCAAGCGTTACCATACCCGCCCCGAACTGGCTGACCACCAAGACGTCGCCGCCCATTCTTGGAGAGCAGCAGTGCTACTGCATACACTTTGGCCTGATACAAGCAAAGAGTGCTTACTGCATATGCTCTACCACGATGTACCCGAGGGCGAACTAGGTGACCTACCCGCTACTACCAAATGGAGGCATCCCATACTGGCTGATTGCATGGCTACGCTAGAGCAAGCAGTAGAACAAGAGTTAGGGATAAACATCCCATTGTCCGAAGAAGAAACCGGAATCTGCGATACTTGCGACAAACTCGAGCTGATGCTGCACTGTCATCGCCTATATAAGATGGGCAACACCTTTGCTCTTGATGTGTTTAAGCGTGGCGGCAATTACTTGACCAAGTACCACGCCGAGCCTTGGTTTGCTCCAGCACTACAGCTGATAGGTATGCTAGATGAAGATTAACTTTTCCGTGGAAGTAGACACCGAAACCATAGACGACCACCACCTCGGTAATTTGCTCCATGAGTTGTATCTGCTCATCGATATCCTAGAAGAAATGGACAGAACAAACGAGAGCAATGAGAACGCATCTCGCCGTTAATTGACCATTACACTTACCCTGTTAATAGCAAGGGTACTTAGATGAACATATTCCTCTTAGACTGGGACCACGAACAATGCGCTCGGTGGCATTGCGACAAACACGTTGTCAAAATGCCCTTAGAGACCACCCAAATGCTGTCCACCGTACACTGGCGCTACGACGAACCAGGACCGTACAAGCCGGTGCATCAAAAACATCCTTGTACGTTGTGGGCAGGCCAAACCTTGACCAACTACCAATGGTTACTCAAACTTGGCTTGGCGCTCTGTGACGAATACACTTACCGGTATGGGAGGGTGCATGGGTGTCAAAAAGTTTTACAACTGCTCACCAATGCGCCACAGCAGCTGACCGCCCAAGGGTTCACTCCTTTTGCGCAAGCCATGCCCCCTGAGTACAAAGACCACGACCCGATTGCTGCGTATCGCCGCTACTACATAAATGATAAGGCAAAACTATGCGTATGGAAGACAAGACCAACGCCCCCGTGGATGCAACAAGCAATGTTGTCCCATTCAGAAAGAGAGAAAAGCCACCTGTAGACCCAGTCACAACAAGACAAGAAATTGTTGATGTTCTAGTGTGCTCGCTCTGTGGAGGAAAAGAGTTTATGCTCTTGGCTGAAGTAACGTGTCAAATAGCTTGCTCGGGATGTGGTTACGGGATAGGAGCAACATGGTCTACCGACAACGACCTGTTCTGAACAAATAAGACTTTACGGACGGTGCCGTCCTAAGCCACACTTATTAGGCATTAACAGAAACCGTAATCCACAGAAAGGAGATTACAATGTACTTGACAGTTGACCAAGTAAAATCGTTGTACAACAAGTGGGAGCAGAACAACCAAGATTTAGGGTTTGTTGAGTTCCTTAAAAAAGCAGAGCCTACCGTTGGTATGGACAACGCCGTTGTCGTGCCTTGGTCGGGTATGTGGTTAGCAGTAGAAACCGATGGTTACACTCATTCATAAGGAGAAAGTTATGGAAACAGCAATATCGGCAGATCAACTGGCGCAAGACTTGCGTCACTTCACGGGTTCCATGGAAGTGTATAAGCAACCTGACTTCCTCGGTGGTATGTTATACACTGAGGGTGTACAACACTTTTGCGAAAAAGCAGGAGCGTACTGGTTCTTAGATATTATCAGCACGGAGATACACTCCATCCATAATCAGTCATACGACGCTTTTATTACACTCACCGTAGCAGACAACCAAGCCTGGATAACGGTTACCGACGGCGACGACAATGTATACTATACTCGCAAAATGGACTACACCGATGCCCCCGAAGGTGACTGGAAGTTCTGGTACATGAATGGTACCCTCTTATTACCGTCGGAGTACTAGCCATGCAGATGAACCTAAAGATGGAATTTGTAAGCGATCCCGGACACGGTTGGTTAATAGTCAGCCGCAAGCAGCTGGATTTGGTGGGTCTAGAGCCTAAAGACTTCAGTAGTTACAGCTATCAAAACTCCGAGGTCAATCCCACGCACTTCGCCTTAGAAGAGGACTGCGACGCAGGGCTTTTCCTAAGCAGGTGTTATGACCTAGACTTACGGGACGACATGTACATCACTGAAACCTTTCTCAACTCCGACGCACCCGTGCGGATTTGGCCGAGCATAAGTTGATGTGCCCACCCAACGGTGACGGTTGCCCAGTGTGCGAGCGGGAGTATGACCCGTTCGGCACTGGCGACAAATGGTATTTTGAGTATGCGTGTGAGCATCCCGACAGTTGTTATTACGACGGGCACGAGGACCCTACCAACCCAACTGAGGAAGAAGAATGAGTTACTTTAGCAACCCAATGGCTGCGTTAGAAGAGGCCGAGTTCTTAGCACACGAGGAACAACGGACGATGTGCGTTGTCCAAGTACAACCTAACATGATGGTAGTGGTTGGAAAAAAGGAGGCGCAAGAGATGCAACACCTCGTGCTGGAAACCTGCCGTCCTTTTGAAAAGAACCACAGTATCTACGATGACTAGCTTGATGTGCGTGGCCTTGGCTATCTATTTTGAAGCCCGAGGCGAACCATTATCGGGACAGATAGCCGTTGCCCAAGTGATAAAGAACAGGATACAGGACCCCCGCTACCCTGCCGATGCTTGTGCCGTAGTCAAGCAGGGACATTACTGGGGGGACCACCCTATCCGCGATCGATGTCAGTTTAGCTTCTATTGCGATGGCAAGTCCGACACCCCCACCGACATCCCCGCTTGGCGACAGGCAATGTATCTTGCATATTTGACCGGTTACCTCCCGGACCACACCGACGGAGCCACCCACTATCACAATCACAAGGTGGCTCCTGCGTGGGCAATGTTTGGACAAGTGACTACGGTTATCCATAAACACACTTTTTACCGAGGCATACCATGACCACCACAAAGATAGACCTCCCCACCGAAGACCAAAAAACTCACCTGCGCGATTTGTTGAACAACCACGTGAAAGAATACCTAGCCAAGGGAGGACGAATAACGAAGATTCCTCCTGGCGTCAGCGCGAAAGATTCTCTGTTCGACCCCGTTTGGAGTAAAAGTCTGCGGAACAAAGAAGAGTAACCAAGACTAGCTCACCTTTGCACTCGGCAGCCATACTGTAGGGGTGCAGCAAGAGCTGTGCATCAACCACTACTCAAGAAAGGAGTACCTAATGGATATAGAAAGCAATGCCATTTCTCACACTGACCCTGATACTACTGATCGCCTATCTGATCAACTCACGCTATCGCAAGTAGCAACCGAAGTCGACCTGTGCATGGAGCCGGTAACCAAATACCTGACCCAACAAGAGTTTGCGCTGCGGGTGTATAGCCTCAAACTCGCCAAGGTAGAAACCACCGTCCACAAGTTGGATAGCCTACTCCACTGCCTTACTGTCAAACTAGCAGACCTTGAAAAGGCTATGCGTCCCCTAAACCCACAAGACGACGACAGGTTGCAGGAACTAACCGACCGCCTAGACGAGGTAGAGTACAAAGCCGACAACCCCGACGAACAGTTGTCCCCCCACCTTCTACAAGATGCCGTTAACGACTTGTTAGACGACTACCTCCGCGACAACCTAAGCGACGCCGTGCAGGAAATTATCAACAACGCAACGGTGGAAGTCCAAGCGCGGATAATTACCTAGGAGGCCATACCATGAACACAAAAGAGTTTTATGATTGGTTGGAAACGTGCCCGACCCACAAGTGGGAAGTAAATGATGAGTTGGGTGACATTGGCGCGGGTTACATCACCGTGTCTTTTCCAACAGAAGAGGAGGACCTTACCGAATCTGATTTTATAGCAACCATCTTTGATGAGTATGGCGCTGGAGTATGGTCACGTGACGCCGACCTGCGCACCGCTGTAAAAGATGCTGCCAAGCGATTCCGCATGGATTTTGCCGGTATCTACCGCCTACCACCGGACTTTACCTTTCGGGTTTTTATTTACGACGTGCGCGGTCACGACCGCGTCTATGTCGGCGCAACCGAGGTGCGCTGCGCAGAAACCAAGCAACATATTCCGGTGCTCAAGGTGATTGAGTGGACCGATCAACCCGACGCATTAGAAGAATGGATGGACACCAACCTAGATTTTGGGGATAAACACCTGCCCCAACCAGAGCTATTACCACACGTAGAAAATGAGGAGACCGACTAATGGGTTTAGATCAATACGGTTTTGTCCGCCAAAAGGACCACGCCCAAGCCGTTGAGTTTTACTGGCGCAAACACTCGCGGTTGCAAGAGTTCATGCAAGCCTTGTGGGCAGACACCGTCCACGGCGAGGATGCCGAAGACTTCAACTGTCAAACACTTGTGCTCACCAAAGACGACCTGCTGGATTTGCAGAACCAAATCGCAAAAGGGTACGAGGACTATTTTTGCAGAGGAGGTTTCTTTTGGGGACACCAATGGCAAGACCAAGCCGTTGAAGACTACGCCCAACAAGATGCCGAGTTTGTGCAAGCTGCGCTGGACGCACTAGAACAGGGAGGGCAGGTAGAGTACTCCTGTTGGTACTAATGACCCAGACTACACAAAAGCTAGATGTAGTCTACAACTTGGCTCGCAGGGAAAAGCGAGCCTTGGGGCAGATCTTTACCCACCACGACGAGACTGCCCTACTTTGGGAGTTGGTGGTCCTACTTGGGGACACCAAGTGCAAAAAGTGTAAAAATCCACTGGATGAGTATATTATTCAACTTGCTCGGACGGTAGGTCAACTAGAACACCTCACACAGGAGAAGCACAATGGCTAAGAAAGAGGATGGGCACTTTAACGAAAAATGGAACGACGCAATGATCTATCAAATTGCGGCGGACAAAGCTCAAGGCATGACAATCAAACAACTGGCTGCAAAGTATAAAATGACACAGCAGCAAGTCAAGTATGTGGTGTATCGTCGGCTGAAAAACGAAAACATTGAGCGGGGGTTGCCTATCACTAATGTGGCTCTTAAAGAGGCAGGGGTGGCCGATGCAAAACCTAAGACCAAGACCAAGACGGAAAGTGTAACCATCACGGTGACTAGCGCAGGGATGGCGGCACCTAATCCGGTGCCGTCCGCAGAAAAAACAACCGTCACCACGGCAGTTGACCAAGGCGTGTTCGACAAGAAGGAAGAACCTGTCCACCGTGGACTATGGCCTACCTTATGGCACAAACTGTTTGGATAATCCCAAGCCGCCGCTAGACTGTCTACCTGCCCTTGGACAACCCCACCCCTGCCTTACCCCTAGGCATGCACTATCAAACAGCCTAGGGGCGTCGAGTAAGGGGCGGGGATTATGGCAAAAGTCTTACAGAATTCAAAAAGTCTTACAGAATTCAAAAAGTCTTACAGAATTCAAAAAGTCTTACAGAATTCAAAAAAGTCTTACAGAATTCAAAAGTTGATCAATTTTTGACCAATAACCTCTGTTCAGGGGACTTTACATAATAGGTCGAAATTCGCGAGATGCGTAAAATGGATTTTTAACATTCTATAATATACGATATCACACTATACTTGGTTATTCAAGGAGTTATGTCCAAATGGACCAATATAGAAAAATATATGTTCATCAAACTCGTGTTCGCGCGGCGACGGAATGTGATAAAATGCATTTTTGTCCTTCGCGATTTTCGACCTATTATGTAAAGTCCGGTAAGTTAGTCTAGGAGATACGATGGCTCTGCCAAAAGTTACTCACAAAAAGAAGTTGGATGTGCCCGTCCGCTCGGACAAGGTAAGGAATCTCACTGCAAAGCAGGAAAAGTTTGCGATGATCTTTGCTTGCGAAGATGTCACCCAAACAGAAGCCGCTCTCCGTGCTGGATTCAGTGAGAACTCCGCTGCGTCTATTGCTTCGCAAATGCTCAAGCTGAACCCTAGGGTCAATCAACGTATTGCAGAAATCAAACAAGAGCTTGGCGTCAAGTACGAAGTCACATTTGAAGGCCATGTCAGAAAACTAGCAGAGATCCGTGATGCTGCCCTCAGTGGTAACAATTTCGCTGCGGCTGTCGCTGCGGAAAAGTCTAGAGGCCAAGCAGCAGGATTGTACATAGATCGCAAAGAAATCTTGCACGGGCGCATTGACCAGATGAGCAAAGAGGAAGTCCTTAAAGAAATACAACAACTCCAAGAAGACTTCCCTGCTCTACAGGCGATTATGCAAGGTAATCTAGTGATCGAAGGTGAAGCGACGCAAGAAGACTAAACAAGAGTTGCTCGGGGTTGGTGTCGTGGCGCACCATTGTAATGTACCAAGTAGGTACGCTCACTAACTCATAGAAAGGAGTTGCGACATGGATATACATTGTAAGTTTTGTGGAGAACCTTGGGAGCATGACACCCTACACGAGTTTGGCGATTACAAGAATCGCGCCAAGCTCTTTGCACAGCTAGGATGCAATGCCTTAATGGAAGACGGCAATAGGGACTACCCCTGTGATATGCCTGTAGTAGACCCCGACATGGCATGGCAAGCAGACTTCTTGCAGCAATGGTCCGAACACCCAGAAGAGTGGATAGCCGACGGCATGCTAGGGGATATGTCATGATTGAGGTATTTAACATAGCAAGTGACGACCAAGTGTCGTTTATGCCTGTGATGGGTACCCTGTGGGCAGTCGCGTACTGCTATTGCGAGCAGCATGACAAGTTGCATGAGCTGTTCGAGGAGGAGCGCTTAGGTCGGTTTATTCAATACGCTAAGACGCTACCAGTGACCGTAGGTGATAAATCGGTAGCCTGCGGTGACTGGGTTACTTTTGAAACACAACCACACCAATTGATGGAGGTGCTTTATGCGGATTGATGAATGGACAAAACGTCTTGGGCAGCAACACTGGAATATCGCGGGTAAGGGACAAACCCTGTGCGGTAAGCCGATGCTCGGCAATAACTACGCGAAATACATCGAAAACGAGGATAAAACCCCGTGTGAATCGTGTCAAGAGCAACTGCAAGCGGTAGTCGGCCACGGAGGGGCGGATGTCTAAACCTGAGTCCCAGTTATGGAGTAAGTTAAAACAAGGGACTAAAGCCTCGGGCGTGTTTTGGACACGCCTCGAGACTTGGGCTACTCCCGGAGTACCTGATGTTCACGGAGTGAAGGACGGTACTTCCTTTTGGATTGAACTAAAAGTCAGTCAATTAAAAGTCATAAGAAAGATCGACCTGAGACCGCACCAAATCGCATGGCAGGTACAGTATTCAAATCAAGGGGGCAGTGTCTGGAACCTTGTTGGTCATCCTTCCTCCTCCTCCCTCAAATTATTTGGAGGAGAAAGAGCCATGGAGCTAGCTGAGGGGACGAAGGACCGTGAGGCGTTGACCCCGGATTGGGAAACGGGGAGGCCGTATGATTGGACCGCCCTCCTTGATTTTATTATCGCCCATGCGAGGAAGAAAGAGCATGAGCCGTGATGCGTGAGGCGTTGTGCGTGGTCAACTCTTCTTCTATCCTCGTTTGTCATCATCATTCATCTTCTATCCCGTCCCATTCTAAGAAGAAAGAGGATGATTGATGACGAACGATGGTGGGTGTATACGAGGAAGATTGATGATGACGTCAATCTTGACCGATTAAGAAGGATGCAAAAAGACTGGCAATGATAACTAATGAGAGTATAGTGAATACCGTAACCAAGGGGTTATGTAGGACCAATCATTTCTCATAGAAAGGAGATAGGAAAATGGCTACATCAGCTAAGAAAGCAGTAAAGAAAGCACCAGTCGCGAAGGCCGAGGTAAAAGTGGCTGAGCTCTGTCTCACCGGTGAAGAGCTTTCATACGGTGACATCTGGAAGTTTGTCCAAGAGCATGCCGGTGGTAACGAGGCCAACGTGAAGATTGTTCCACTGGATAACGTGGATCTGGCTAGCACGTCACCTGTACCGTTCGGTTATGGTGGTCGCGCTGGAGGCGTACGACAAACTATACAGGACTGGATGCTACGCGGTGTGGACGGTGACCGTAGTCTTAAGACTGCGCTCAATAAGGCCGCTCCGCTTGGGCACTCGCGCAAAAAGCCGGTCTGCCTCCACGCGCTCATGCACGGTGGCTACTCCCCGTCTAGCAAGTATTGGGGGACACCGTTTGTCAAACTGGTGGTTCAGGGTTAACCTGACCACTCCTTGAGTCGTACGTGTGTGATTAGGGAGCTTCGGCTCCCTCTTTTTTGACTTGCGAAAAGGATGAATATTGAGGACTTCCCATTCCCCTCCCATCCTCTCCCTTCCCTTTCCCGAGAGGAGGAGGATTGAGGATGACTTTTACTTATGTATACATATACATAAGTAATCAATATCTTTCTTTTTCTGGGGGGGGTTGTTTCACAAAAAGTCTATTGGCATACTGGCTTTGTAGTAATTAACAAATACCATAAAACTCATAGAAAGGAGCTGATTATGTTTACTGCTTGCACTAATGCTGTATTAAAATCCCTTGACCAAGTGGGTATACAACCGTTGTTTGTTGACAAGACTGACAACACCATGTTGGTAATGGTTGATGATTTAACCCAAATCTCGGTTACTGGGTATACACACCAGACTGACGTTACAATAACCAACACTAATGATGACTATTTAAAAGTCAACTGTCTCGGGGCGTTTATTGTTTGTGACGATAAGCAGCTACAAGACCTGACTGACTTCTTGTCTAATCTGTAAGTAAGGGGGCTTGTCCCCCTTTCTCCCATTCCCATTCCAGAGAAACGAAGAGTATTGATGATTCCGGAGGATTTCCCCCCTACCTATCACTATCAATCAATCTCGGTGTTATTATCAATCATCCTCTATGGAGTATTGTTGAATAAACAAGACTAGCTCACCCAGTGTCGGCTTGGCATACTACACTTGCACACCAACACTACATACGGAGAAAGGTATGAGACTGATAAACAACATTGGTATGGTCCTGTTCATAACAGGGTTGATCGTTGCCTGTTCAGCAGCTGAAGCTCAAGAGTTGTTCTGGCTAGGCTTGATTGCAATGCAGGGTTGCCTACTCATGGTAGCCGGAGGGCTGATGGCGACATGGCGCTCCTAGGGATTTTCTTTGCACTGACGGCAGTCGCGTTACTGGTGGCTGCTGCCTTAAGATAAACCATTCCCATTCCCATTCCCATCTCAACAGAGGAGAAGTTAGAAAGCCACAGACACCGACAGGTGGTGTCTGTATATGCTATAAAATCCTCAAAAAAATAGTTCGCTACAACGGTTGCAATAGTTCACTAAAATGCTACTATTACTCCGTGGTCAGCAAACAAGGCCACAAAAACACACACACAACTAAAGGTATATAAAAATGGCTAAAGCAAAAACAGCAACAAAAAACACAACAGCAGCAGCAACAGTAAACGTTGCCACGTTTACAGGCGGTAAGGAAATTACTTACGCGCAACTGTGGGCATGGGTTAACACAGCAGCAGGCGGCAACTTACACAATGTGCAAGTTGTGCCGCTGGCAAATGTACAGGCAGGCACTAGCAGCCCTGTGCCGTTTGGCTATAACGGCAAGGCAGGCGGCGTACGCCAAACTATACAGGATTGGTTGCTGCAAGGGGTGGAAGGTAACACTAGCCTAGCAGCAATACTAGCAGCCGCTAAACCACTAGGGCATAGCAGCAAAAAACCCGTTTGCCTAATGGCAATGCTACAAGGAGGCTATAGCCCTAGCAGCGCAACGTGGGGCACACCATACGTTAAGCTGGTAGTGCAACCGCAAGCCAGCAAGTAAACCAACCAGTACAAAATGCCTGCCTAGT